TACCCGTCGGCTTGCCATCCTCGTCAAGACCGAGACGCTCACGCTCCTCTTTCAGCCGACGAGCACGACGCTCTTGAGGTGTCTCCCCAACTGGAGGCTCAGGAGTTCCCTCAGGAGTAGCATCACCTGGCTCAGGAGTTCCCTCAGGAGTACCCGGCTCAGGAGTCGGAGTCTCTTCAGGAGTCGGCTCAGGTGCATTCCCTGGCGGCTCTTCAGTCTCACCCGGCTTCGCCCCCTCAGTCTCACCCGGCTCAGGAGTACCCGGCTTTGAAGTTCCCTCAGCAGCACCACCCTGAGACTCATCAATACGATCTTTAGGAGTACCCGTCGGCTTGCCATCCTCGTCAAGACCGAGACGCTCACGCTCCTCTTTCAGCCGACGAGCACGACGCTCTTGAGGTGTCTCCCCAACTGGAGGCTCAGGAGTTCCCTCAGGAGTAGCATCACCCTGCTCAGAAGTACCCTCAGCCTCACCCGGCTTCGCACCCTCAGGCTTACCCTTATCTGGATCAGAAGCACCTTCAGGAGTAGCATCACCCTGCTCAGAAGTACCCTCAGCCTCACCCGGCTTCGCACCCTCAGGTGGAGCTTCCGGCCCACCTGGCTCAGGAGTACCCTCAGGCGCATCCTCAGGCGCATCCTCAGGTGGCTCTTCAGTCTCACCTGGCTCAGGGGTTCCCTCAGGAGGATAAAGGTTTTGTGGTTCAGGGGTTGAAGACGACTCATCCCAAGGATCTTCCCTATCCTTACGCTCCTGCTCCCGTTTCTTCTGCGCCTCTGCTCTTTTCTTATCTTTCTCTCTCTCTTTCTTGGGTCTAGGATCAGGGAATCTGGAATCATCAGGTTCAAAATAAAAAGCAGGATATTCCCTGTCAAGATAATTCAATATCCGATCTAGCTCTTCAGGGCTAAAAGGACCCTCATCACCAGGATTCTTAAGACGATCTAACCACTCATCAAGAGTTTCTATCTTCCAATCTTCATCCAGCTGACCTGGACCAATAAATTTCTTTTCTTGAATTTTCCTTGCCCGCTTAATGAGGTCCTCAACCTCACGTTCCTTCTCCTTATCCCTTACAACAGGCTCACCCCCACCCGTTTCAGGAGTCCCAGGCTTTGGAGTACCTTCAGACCCACCAGGCTTAGTAGTACCACCATTGGTACCACCAGGCTTGCTAGTACCACCGCCATTGCTACCACCGCCATTGGTGCCACCAGGCTTATTAGTACCACCGCCCCCAGGAGTAGCAGGCCGCTCCCACGGACTATCATCATCAACCAGCCCATCGCCATCACCATCCTCGGCATTAGGATTAGGCCCATCGGCATCCGTACCTTTAGGAGGCTTCCCAACACCACCAGCATCACCACCATCACGCCTAAAAGCCTCACCAATAGCCTCAGCTAAACTCCCACCGCCACCGCCACCACGACCACCCCCACCAATACGGCGAAGAATACCCATACCAAACATCTTCGCGTCAATATCATCCCCAGACGAATCAAGCGAAGCGTTAATCCGATCCTCAATTGGGATATCACCCATAACTAACCCTCATCAACAGAATCAGAATCTAAAGTAGCTGGCATGTCCAGAATAGCCTGAATCTCAAGCTGAACCTTAGGGTCCTCCAAAATGTCCTGCTGAGAATAACGATGAGGAATCATGGAAAGCTTCGCAACACGCTCCCAATTCGTATTTTTATTCAAACCTGAAAACGAAGTCACAAAACAACTTTCACATAGTCGCAAAGCACAAACAAGACAAATTTAAGCATATTGATCATTCTCAAACATCTTCAAAAGATCATCTGGATCAATATCCGTAACCTCTTTAAGTCTAGACGCAAGACCATCCGTCAGCCTAGAAAGTTCATAATTAGCATCAAATCTAGCAGCGCCTATTATTCGCCCAATAGCCTCATTTATTTCCAAAGCAGAATCGGCCTCTCTAAGAGAAGCTTGCGCCGCACGAATAGCAACCAAAATATCAGCCCTACTCAAACTGTCCGAAACACCAGACCGCTCATTAGCCAAAACCTGCTTAACACGATCCAACATCTCCCTAGTGCCAGATATCATCCCACCCGTTAAACCACCCATCCAATCAGGCTTAACAATCGTATCCCTATATTCCATATTGCTCTTGCCGTGATCAATTGGAACAAACCACGCCATATCGCCACTAGGGGTTTCCCCCGTAAAGAAATTACCGCCATGCCGATCCCCATTTTGAATAATCAAATCCAAAAGCAAACCAGAAATAAGAGAATCAGCAGAAGCCTCGCTTGGATACCCCGAATCACCACCATGTTCTAAACTTAAAGCATCAGCAGGATCACCCGAAAGATTCGCATAATTATGCAAAAGCTCAAAAACTATTGGCCTAGCACCCGGATCGTAACCCCTCGGAGGAAAAGCATCAACTGGTGGAGGTCCGCCCCAACGCATAGACCCGTAAGCAAAACCTAGCCGTTCAGCAACGTGAGCAGCTAAAACCTCGTTAACGTCTTCATTTGGAAAATACGAGGTACGCTTACCTGCAGCAGTACCATACTTAATGCCGATACGCTGCTGGCTAACACGATCATAAAACATGGCAATACCGTTAAGACCATCACCTTCAATCTCATTCAGGGCAATAAACCGACCAGGGATTTCGCCCCCGGACCGTCGTTCAGTACGCATAAGATTAGTTAAAAAATCTTGCAGCTGATCATCTGCTGGTGCAAACTCAAAATCTGTTAATTCAATAGGGTCACCCGGATATCCCATTAACTGATGTGCCCGATTAATCTCAGCTTGCAAATCATCTTTAATAAGAGCGTTTCCAAAAATTGCTTGAGCAAGAAAATCGTCAGGAACTTCAGACAAAGCACCGCCACCAGCTAAATGCTCAACTGCCCCATCTGCATCCATGCCACCATCAACAACAGGAATTTCAACAGGCAAATGAAAACCCTCAGGGCTCCTAAGACCCAAAACACGGTCTACGCCTTTCACAACGCTACGCCTAGGCATCAAACCCTGACGGGCAGGCCTAAGATCCCCACTTGCAGCAACTGACTCCTCGCGAGAAGGACCATCATATTTTGCCACTTTAGGTAAAGTCTTATTAATTTCATCAACAAGCCCTGCAAGCATTGCTTCATCATCTCTGGAAATATCAGGAATCTGTTCAGCAACCGCCTTCTCACCCTGTTTATAATGATCAACTATTCTTTTTAAACGCTTATCATCAACATCTTTCATGTACCGTTCCGTGTCATCCATTTTTGATTGGATAATATTCACAACCTCTTGTTCCCGATCCCTGGTACCCACAAATTCGGCATCGGTCATTAAAGGATTTTCGAATTTAAGAGCAATAGAATCAAGTTCTTTAAAAAGTTCCTGCATACTGGAATCATTTGCAAAAAATCCTGCGTCTGGGTCCCAGAGCCAGTCTTCACTTTTTTCTCTAAGCGTGCGAAAGAATCTCTGAGCCTCTTTTTCTGTTTCAGTTAAAACAGGCTCAGGATTCTCGGATTGCCAGATACCTCTAAGAAGTGCCTGGTTTTCATCCCCCCTATCATGAAGATGAGTTTGTATGATCCTCCCAAGTTCTTTCAAAGATTCAATGTCGGAAACAAGCCCAGACTTCCTAACCTTTCCTATACGCTTGTTATAATCTTCGAGTAAACGGTCAGCCAAACTCTTGTTGCGTTCTTCTTCAGCCTTAACAAATTCGTCAATTCTATCAAGAATAATTTTAAGCGTGTATTCGTTCTCACCCGGGTTAGTCTCGCCTGCAGAAATATTAGGGATCTGCTCCGTAACGGCTTCATTTCGTTGATCAAGCCAATCATAGTAAGCATCTCGATTTCGACCCCTAATAGCTATATTAGCTACATCAACGCTCTCCATTTCCTCACCAAAAGTCTTATCTATTTTTTTAATTTGCGAAATCAGCAAATCGTATTGACGCTCAAGATCTGTCTTTCTTCCTTTTCGGCCAACACGAGTCCCAGCCTTTGAATCTTTTTTCTTTGCAGCCTTTAAAGCGTCCGCTGCCATAGTGACAAGTCTGGCCCTTTTCTTATTCAGTTCATCAAACTTAGGATCGGTAGCAGAAAATTCTTGCTCCGGCAAATCAACAGGTTTAGGATTCTTAGATTCCCAATCAGCTTCAAGAGCTAGCCTATTTTCAGGTTTATTATCATCAAAATAGGCTTGTATAACACTTCTGAATTCCTTTAAAGATTCAAGATCAGCAGCTGACCCAGACTCCTCAATTTTTTTTCTTAGCTTGTAATATTCTTCAAGTGACCTATCACCCAAACTTGTGGCTTTACGAACCCTTGGCTTAGCAGGAACAGGTTTACTAGGGGGAGGGAACTCGCGCTCGCTTATCGGAACAGCAGGAACGTTAAGGTATGGGAACTTCCTTCTATCCCCAATGTCTCTGCTCTCCGATATGTACCTTCTGCGAACAGGGCGCTCCCTCTCGCGAGAAATGCCAGGGGTAAGCGGAGAGCGGACCCTACGCGCGTTTCTCATAACATCAGACCTCCTAGGCGTAGGAGGAACGTCAGGAGTTGGTTCGATAACCGAAAGAGCAGGAGGTACACTGGAGAACCCTTTACGAGGAGAAAACCTCTCCGAAATCCGCTCCGAAACTAAACCACCATCACCAGGCTCAGAAACCTTATCCGCACTAAAACTAGAAACCTCAGCCACACGAGGCCTATCAACAACTCTCCGCATAAAATCAACAAGCGCCTGCCCAGAATCAGAAAGCCCCTCAGTATCAGCATCCAACATCACAGCAGTGAAAGTCTCAGCAAAAGCCTCTAATTTATTCGTAAGAGAATATTGTGATATCTGTTGATTGACAGGAACATTCATCTGCCTAACAGCCTCAATGAGCCGTTCAGCAGTCGCTTCAGCTTCCTCGTCAAGGAAACCAGCTTCCCTCTTACGGTCGACCTCTAACCGCATTTGCTTTAGGTTCAACCAGCTTTTTTCAGAATAAGATTCGTCCCAAACCCACTGCTCTTGAAGAGCGTCCAACTCTTCAGCGTTTTCACTTTGATAAAAATCCCATTCACCTAAAATGTCTTCCATTTCAGAAAAATAGTTACCTGCCAGCTGATCCCATTCCCTACTAAGATCAGTAACTGAAACCATAGGCGTAACATTATTATTAATGGCTTCGTGGAATGCATGGCCCATCTCATGAGCAACAGTAGCTACATGGTCATCTGGTCCACCTTTAACGAGCCAGTCGCCTATGGCCCTTTCAGTGTCCTTAGGTTCTGAGATTAAGGTATAGACACCAGTTTTTGGTTCAAAGTCATCGACTACCCCAACGGTGATAAAACCCTCGCCATATTGCCCAGAGACACCACCCGCCCAGTGGGAACCAGCATGCGATGCCAAAACCACTGCAGGAGTAGGATTGTCAAACTTCTCAAAGAGTTGTCCAATTGGAGAATCAGGACCAAATTTGCTTTCAAAAACACTTTGCAGACTCTCGACAAGAGCAATTCCTTCTGGGGAAGATAATGCTGCTACCGCATTTTCATGACCATACATTTCCCGATGCCGGGCTTCCCAAAAGACATCTAAATCTTTATCTGTTTTTAAATCAGCATTAGGGGCAACTAAATCTCTTGATTCTCTTTCCTCGTAACCTCGTAAAAATTCATAAAAATTATCAGGATCATCATCCAGGGCTTGTTCAAGAAGTAACCCATCATAATCCTTATATGTAGAATCTATATAATCACCAATATCATTTAAATCTAATTTACCAGAATCCGATATAGGGGGATTTGAAACCACATCCTGCCAGGGGATATCTGGATCTAGATCATCAGAAAAAACTATTTCATCAACCTCTCTCGAACCATACCTTTCGAAAGCTGATTGCAATGCTAAACCCTTAAAATAATCTACTGCCCAATCAGGTTCATCAACTGTTAATAGATTATATAAAAGCTCTTCAAATTCCCTATCAGGCAACTCATTAAAATGTGAATGCTGCAAGAGCAATCGATCTCTCATAACTTGCAATCTGCCCATCGCTGCTTCACGAGGCGAAACAGCAAGCCTGGAACGATCCCATATATCTTGATCTTCAGCAAATGCAGTAGCAATGGCTTGTAGACTTTCACGCGCTAGTTCGACGTCTTGACTAGTTTCCCAGTCTTCATTACCAGATCTGAATTTGGCGTTGAGTCGATCAAGCCTAGCCTGTACCTCTAATGCCTCAGCTTTAGCTTGCTCTTGCGCCTTTAATTTATCCTCTTCTTCCACTCTAAGGATTTCGTCGAAGTCGGGTTTAGCAGATCCCTTTTTACGCTTAGCAGGTTTTTTGGGCTTATCAGGCTTTTTGGCTAAAGAAACAAGCTCACGGGCAGGACTATTCTGATCAAGCGGGTTACTCGAAAGTACACTCCCAGGAACTTCAAGCTTCGGAGTAACAGCATGCTCCTGATTAGTCCCTTCCTGAGCCCTCCCATCATTATCACGGTCCTTGGCATTTGGATCGTACACAGCACGACGCAAAAACCTTTTTAACGGATTCCCACTCCCAGCATTACCACCCCGCCTACCAATACGACTACCGCGAAGACCCCTACCCAAAATTTTTGATTCAACATCAACAAACAAATCATCGGCTTTTATGTCATCAATGTCAGTACGTTCAAACATTTTACAAACCTGGTTCCCAAGACTTAACAACAGCTTTATCCATAGGCGGATTCATCCTTGATAGCAAAGATAAGATCTGCTCATCGGTAACATTTTTGAAAATAAAAAACTTTGCATCGCTCTGAGAAGAAGGCTGATTAAGGTAAAACGCCTCTTCAGGATCATCAAAACTGTCATCCTTGTAACTAAAAGCTTTACCGTTCCAGTACTCTTCATAGCGGCCAGGCTCACGGCAAATACAGGTAAGGTATATTCCATCATCAGGACTCTTATAAAAATATGCAATAGGATACAAAGCGTTATTTTCTTTCATAACTATCCAATCCACTTTAACAAAGTATCTAGAATCTGGCGTGAACCATCCCGTTGCAGAATAGCTAACCTTGCTTCAGCAATTGTCCGAACAGCATCAAGGTGTTGCAACTCTTCAGGAGTCAAAATTTTTCCTTTAGAAGAAATCCTATCAGCTGAAACAATTTTACCTAAATCTTCTTCGAGCCGTTCAATAGCCCGATCAGCTGCTTGCTGAAACTTTCGACGACGAACCTGAGCTGCACTTGAAGTACCTTTTAAGCCAACACTTAAATGTCTAAAAGGCTTCCTGCATGTTGATGACTCGTAATATTGTTTAAACGATTTTGTGCTAGCAGCAGCAAGACCCGAAGAAATGGCGCTCTCCAACCCACGACCACCATATAAAAGACCATGATCGATAAGGCCTAACCTAATCCGACCGTCGCTATCCATTCGTGCCATATAATTCCCACCGTGCCGATCAGAATTATCAAAGATGTAATCCAACAAAAGCATCCTAGCCATATCTGAAGGATCAAGTTTTGTATGATCAGTGAACCCGGCCCGATTCCATTCTTTCCACTTGCCTTCTCGCCCTGCAGCAGGCGTATGATCAAATTCCCACTCTTCTATAGATTTAACCATCATCCACCGATAAGGCGTAGCGGTCCCTTGCCGTTGAACGTTTTGACCAACCCTAAAATTCTTTTCACTATTACCAAAACCAAGAACCTCAGCAGCTTTACTCCCAATATTTTCAAGCAAAGAATCATGGTTCCCGAAAGTAGAAACTTTCACATACCAAACACCACCATTTAAGGTATCCGTAACTTGCATTACTCTCCAGGGAACATCACGACCTCCAGCCTCATCTTTAATAATCTCAAATTTAAATCTCTGATTCTTAAAACTCACCCCATCACGGAGAAGACCGCCTTGGCCACTAGCCGTAACAAGATCCTCCTTCGTCAACGTATAACCAGCCAGAGGTCTTCCCAAAATTTCTAAATTTTCGTCAAATAAAACATCAATAATATGCTCATCAGCAATATCGGTTATATCCCCATCTTTTTCATAAACATGCTTAAGCCCCTTTTCATAATCTTGGATTCCCCATTTCTTAGTACGTCGCGTTTCTCCGATTTCACCTGGATCAATCCGTCCTGCAAGACGCTCTAATGCCGAAGCAAAGATACGGCGACCAGGGGCATCAGGAGTCTGCACGGCGGGCGGAGCAGGAGCAGCAGGAGGGGGAGGAGGTGGGTTAGGGGCAGCACGCGAAGCACTAGGAGCAGGAGCAGCACGGCGAGCACGGCGAGCACGGCGAGCAGGAGCAGCAGGAGCAGCACCCTGGGTCGAACTATCACTACCAGAAACATCAATAGCATTAGCTAGGCGATCAAGTATCCCCACTCTTCTACGAGCAGGTTCGCCACCCGTGGGAGTAGTCGCCCTGCCAGCAGTTCTAGGACCCATACGGCGACGCACAGCAGCGGCTACGCCACGAGCTCCAGCAGGCCGTTCCCACGGCGTACCATCTTGAACCGTATTGTCACTCCCAGGATCACCATTTACAGCATTAGCATCATAACGATCAGCACTACGCCGAATCCTGCCAAAACCCAAAACCTTCTCTTCAAATCCGTTTAAACGAAAATCAATTGAAGAAATAATTTTCTCGTTATAAAAATCCGACTTACTATCAACAGAATAGTTTTGGTAACTAAGTTTCTGAAAATCAGCCCACACCAAATCATCCAAAGGCTCAGGCCCAATAACAACCAACGAAGGATTACTGATCGCCGACTTAATACCCTCTAAAGACGAAGATTCCGACTCCGACCAAACAGCAAAATCTTTTAACGTACCAGAACCCGCTGCCAAAATATCAAAAGCATGTTCAATCACAATAGCTTTTGAACCAGAAAACGGATCAACAATAGTAATAGCATTAGTCATTCGGCACTCACAATACTGTTAGCCTTAATCAGCCGAGTTTCTAAAAACTCTAACATTTTGGCCTCATCCATCACTAAGCCCAACGTAACCAACGAAGCATTTTCATCAGATTCTAAAAGATCTAACCGCTGATTGTATGTAGCACGAATCGTTTTAAAATAAGCTTTTTCCGAATCAGACAGAACCCCATCAAACCCATAACCCTGCTGATACTCATCCCAGTCAAAACTTTTGGCACGTTCCAACAAAGCTTTATACAAAGATAGAAGAGACTTACGTTGAGTTTGCGAAAGGCCCGTAAACAGGGTTTTAAACCCTTCCCAGCCCATATAGCCTTCGCCCAGCACCAGACTGCCTCTGTCTTCCAATTCGTCGCTAGGTAATCCGGCACCTAAAGAGCACTGGTCAGGGACAACAAAAAGGTTTATTTTTTTACCGTTCATAACAGGTATCAAAGATGACGGATTTCTCCGTCTTTGATCAAGCAGATAGTCAGAAATTGCTAATCGCAAAAACTGGTCATCATCAACGTGATGCAACCTAAGACGCTTTGAGCGAACAATTCGAGGCATCGACTCGGGTGTAGAAAACAGCAGCTTGCGAGAAGAACCAGAGTTCAGATACCTGACTTTGCAAAGAGGTAACCCAAGCCACTCCCGGATGTCGGAAGATACCTTTATGGACATACCGGCTAATTCACTGCTATGACTTAAGCGATAATAAGATTCATTTTTGCGTCCAGATAAAAGATCTGCCCCAGTTCCCAAACTGGTAATCTCAAAAGCGTCAGACAGCCGAATAGCATCATTGAGAAACTTATCGGGAATCGGATCTATTGAACCGCCATCTAAAAGAAACGTTACAGCTTGCTCAACGTTTTTGATTTTATCAGAGATCGGCGAATCCGAAACTTTCGTAAAAAAGATTGGATTTATAGCGTTTTCGGCGTTAGGCCCAGTCCGCATTTTTCACGACTCGTTGATTTCAGTTTCCACTTCAATCACTTCAAACTCCATCAAAGAAGCCAAAAACTCGGGATCATCGCTAGCCTTGATTTCAACCTCTGGAGCAGCCTTTGATTCAAGCTCTGCCTCAACCGCCGAATCCACGATCTCACCATCAGTAGCCACGATCACAGTGTGATCTTCGCCGTCATCAGTCTTGATCTCAACCATATAAACTTCACGGTTATCAACCGCACCAGAACTGATCTCAGTGACCTTGCCGCCAACAGACTTCACAGCAATATCTGCTGCAGCGTCAAACCCGACAACAACAACAGGTGCGACTCCAGCTGACTTCTCACTCATCGGACCGACGTTGAGACGCTTCCAAGAAACACACTCAGCAGTATCACCCTCATAGATGACTTCGACGATACGACCGTCCTTCTGCATGACGTCAACCAGAAACATGTCAGCGGTATCTGAATAACCAGAATCAAGGACCTTGACGCCAGCGTGCTCTTCCAAAGCCAAACCTTCAACCTCAACAAGGTTAGGCAAATTGCCTTCAGGGGCACAACCGCCGACACACCCGGCGCAAGGGGTTGAGCCACCAGTCAGAACCTTCTTCTGAAGGCCACAGATGTAAGCAGCGTCATCCTCAATGCCTTCAGCGGTCTTCATGCCACCCATCATCGCAAGACGGCGAGCACGAGCATCACGGCGGCGCTTCATAGCCATCTCAGGGTCCTCGGCTACGGCACTTTCATCAACGTCAGAGATGTCATCAACCTCAGACTCATTAGGGTCAACCGAGGCAGCAGGGTCTTCCATGTCCGCAAGATTTTCGCCACGCTTACGACCAGGCTTAGCTACAGCAGAACGAGCAGGGATCTCGGCATCAGGAACTTCGTCCATGCCAGGAATGCCAGGCATTGACATAGCGCCCTTCTTATCGACCTCGTCCATAAGGGTCTCATCAAGTTTCTTGTCAACCTCGTCCATAAGGGTCTCATCTTCTTCGGAGTTTTCCTCATCACCAGACTTTTTTTGCACCGACATAGCTCCGCACTTACCACAGACCTTGCCGCCCTTATAGCCGCAATCCCCTGGATCGCCCATAGGGCAGGAAGTCACATTTCCTTCAGTGCCGATCTCTACGACTGCTTTTTCATCCATTTTGACCATTCTCCTTATTCAACTTAAAGATTTTGCATGCATCCGAGATGAATACACACTATACGAATATCAGACCTTACAATATTGTAGAGTCCAATGAATTAATTGCACGGTCCAAAGCCCTACGATGATCTTCGGATTTGATTTCAAAAGTCATCAAATTTCCAAAATTCGTGTCAATGAAGACTTCCGATTTGTAATATTCACTAATTGGATCAATGTGTTGCTTAACTTTAAAAAGATTTTCTGGTTCAACATGCAGATACCAAAGACCCTTTTCTTCCACCGCTTCAGGAAGGGCAAGCGATTTAAGAATTTCATCAATCAGCTCAGCAGCGAGACGCAAACGCTTCTCATTACCCCCATTGATCGAACGCCCAACTTTCATCTGAAGAACATTTTGAGGAATCTCAACCTCTCTGCCAACCCGACGAGGCTCATCTTCTTCATCTTCCCCATCCAACCTTATGACGACAGCCCTCGCAGGGCCACCCTCTCTACGCTCGCCTCGCCCTCCACACTTATCACACCCACAGGACTTAGACCAACGATCCCACTCATCATCATCAATATCAGCCTCTTCACCATCATCGCCATCGCTATCAGCCCAATTGTCCTTATCGGACACATAGCGCATAAAATCTTCTTCTTCATTAATAAACTGGCCCATGACTTTCATGGCGTATTCCATGTCTTCGTCAGTGATAACGTCTTCTTCGTCATCACGCTCAACAGCACCAAAATTGTCAGGAGTGCCTTCAGGGCTAGCAGAATAAAGATCCTTGCCATCAGGCTTATTATCGAAACGAGCGTTGAACTTATCATCAGAAATGATGCTGCCATTCACCACGCCACGCAATTTGCGGCGACAATTTTTCATGCCAGGATGATGACAACCCTCGTTCGGCCAAAGACCCGTAGTCTCATGATGCAACCAGGCGCACAAAGGCTTCAAAGGATACAACTCAGGGTGATCCGCAAGTATTGCCAGACACCGCCTAAACCCACCCGGTTTACGCATAATTGGACGCCAATACCGCAACAGGCGCTCAAGCCCGCCACGACGAGGACCGTAACCACGAAGAACATCTCCGGTGATCCGTTCCTGAGGGATAGCATCAGGGGGAGCAGCTTTTTCAGACAACGGGAAATCAGTGCTACCAGAACCCCACACGACACGAACAGCCTTAAACCCAAGCTCGTAACTAGGCTTAGTCGGCAATACTGACATTTTGTACCCAGCAGTTATATGAGGCTGAAAAGCATCCTCAGCGTCCATTGTGTCTGGACCCGTTTCATCATCAATCATACGAGACAGACGGTCTCTCTTAGAGGCGAGACCCGGAACGTTCATATAGTAAACAGATGCATCATCAGGGCCCATGATCCCGACACCACTACAAGCACCTTTCATGTGCTCGCCGCCACAGCTCTTAGTCCAAATATCGACCATTCCTTGGACTTTATCTCGATCAGCCATTGACCAATTTTCAGAGCGGCCAAGCTTCTTAAGAGTGAGAGTCAGATTCTCTTGAGGTTTACCACCTTCGACAGCCATTGCCCTAGCGGTCTTGTCATCTGGAACCAATGAAATACGCGCATCCCCCATGTCGGGAATCGGACTAGTCATATCATCTGACTTAATCGACAAGGTACCCACAAGCTGATTAGCGCCATGTAAAACTGGTGAAACTTCGTAAAGTTCAAGCTCTTTTAAAAGATTTGCTTGATACCGTGGATCAAAATCATTCTTAAGCGTCTTATAGCCAATTGACCATTCCTGCTCTTCACCAAAGAAAACTACGTTTGAGAAGGCTTCCCGCCCACGCTCGCTCTTAAGGTTAAATTGCACTCGGGCATAGAGTCCGCCAACTCCAGCATTTTTCATCTTGGATGAGAGTCGCGAATCACCAGGACTGACTTCGAAGATTTCTAATACCTTGCCGATTGGCTCATTCCAGTTATGACCCCAGACAACTCTAGGCTTACGCCTTCTCAAAGATGCTTCAAAGGCCCCAGGAACGATGATGTCATTTACTGAATCCTTATTGCCGATCGCAGCGACAAAACACTCTACGATGCCTTGTGCTTCATCGATGTTAACTGGATTAGTTGTAGCTTTGAATTCAACATCTTGGGGGACCTGAGTTAGGGTCTGCATAGCCACCTCGTGTAGTCGACTTGTTCATCATAGATGATAACTACCCAGCGTAGGAGCACATTGATGTCAATTCAAAATAATTGATGTCAATGTGCTATTGGTACTATTTCCCAGGCGTAAACCGAAGCTTACACCTACAATTGATAGTCAAAGCAGCTGGAGCTAGCGGATCTCCAGGGAATCTGATTTTCACACCACCGACATTGAAAGCGTCACCAATACTCACAACGTCATTATCCAATTCCCGATGCGCAGGGCGGACACTCTCATCACTCTTTGAAACCCAAACCTTACGGCCAGGAGAGCCTGACTTAAGCGCAGACAAGAAAACTCCGGCATTAATAGCAGTCTGCGCTTCCGTCTCAGCAATAACTTTACGCCGAGAGCCCATCAGATCCGCAAAAACCGCAGCAAGGCCAACCTTTAGAGTGCCTAAGCGATCTTCGCTTTCCTTCATAGCCTTCACCGTGATGATAACGCCTTCAATAGCTTTCTTGGTATTCGAGTTCACAAGAAGAATACGTTCCATCTGCTGATCTAAAAGCTCTTTGACTTCTGAAAGCTTAGGCAAAGCCTTTGTATCAACACCAGAAAGTTCAGACCCATCAGAAAGAATCGCAGAGAGTAGCGGCTGCACATCTTCAAGCAACTGCTTATTCCAAATATCTAGATCGAAGATTTGATCAATTGAGATCGAATTAGCACCTAAAGATCTCCTAGATTTAGCACCCAAAGCCTTTTCGGTAACAACTCTTTCTTGCCTGTCAAAAAATCTTTCCAAATTCTGGCTTAGGATCTCTGTCCAACGATCAGAAACTTGAGCCGCCTTAGCATTCCAATCATCGTGTTCCTCACCACTCAAAGAATCTTCAGAAATTTCAACTTCAAGTGTTTTAGATTCAGGATCTCCAAGTGCAGCTTTTCTTGACAATACCGTCTTCGGAGCCGGAGCTTCTAGGTCCACACCGCCATTACGGCCCTCGGCATCAAAACCCGTACCGGGCTGTTCAGGTAGTTCAGTAGCAGCAATTTGAGCTGCAAGCTCTTCAGGCGTAGGAACAGGCGGAGCCTCTGGTGCGCCTGGAACTGGTGCCCCAGGCACTGGAGCTCCCGGAACTGGTGCACCTGGTGCTCCTGGCGCTCCAAGAGGTGCTGGAGCCTCAAAAGGCTTCTCCGTATTGCCAATAGGCGTCAAGTTCGGATTTGCCAACAATGAATCTGCAAGATCAGAGTCAACCTTCTTGCGACCAGTACCCTCACGGTATTCGTTAAAACTAATAGCCCCATTAGTAAGCTCTTCCTTCAAAAACCGATCTTTTTCTTGCTTCACGGCAATCATCGTCGGAAGTTGAGCTGTATCAAAATCAACATAATGAAGATCGTCAAGCTCATCCATAGCACGAGCCATAATCTCAAGATGCGGCTGCATCGTCTCAATCCAAAAAACACGGACCTCTTCAGCAGCATTGGAAAAAGTTCGACCAGAAGCATTACCGATAACCGACTCAGGAACACCAAAAGCAGCTAAAATCTCTTCCTTAGTGATCTGGCGCATTTCCTGATACGAAGCGTCACGAGGACTCGCCCCAGTATCAATATAATCGACACCATCAGCAGAAGAGATAACAGACGTACCCCCAACCTTGTTCAGATTGCCACGAAACCGTGAACGAAGTTCGTCCTTATCATCATCATCCATCTCTGACTTGACAACAAGCAAGCCACCAGGACGACCGTCATTTAGCAAAAAGTTACGGTTATAAACCTTTGCAAGATTCTCAATCTCGATAGCCATACCAGCTGACTCCATCGGAGTCATAGAAAGGTAAGGGTTCAGAGGATGAGGCCTCCGCATCCAAACAACCTTATCTGGAGAAAGAATCTTTGGACCCTGACCAGGCAAGGCCACTTCATAACCCTCAACAAACTTTTTCGCTGAAGGAATTGGAGAGGTATAATCGGGTGGCAATAACTGAAGAGCGATAACATCGCCCGCTCTACTACGGATGATTTCAATAAAAACTCCCCTGCTACTCATCAGCATCTGAGCAGAAAGGCGATATCGGAAAACGAAACTATTTTCGCCTTCATTAGATTTTGTGTTAAGGATAGACAACAAGGGGTGATCGCCCCTTCGGACAATTTCACCTTCAGGCGAGTTTCCCTTACGCAGCATTACAGGCAAACGGGCCTGATTACCAGAAATTGCATCGATGCACCTGAAAACCCAAGTGGCCTTCTGCATGCCCTCGCGATGAGCTTTTTGGATATCCCAAGCATCACGATAACCACGGCCAACATAGCCCTGCATCGTCGAAACCGGCGCACCCACACCGATCCCAGCCTTAGCCTCAGGGGCAGAGTTGAACTCCCCCCTAGGAACCTCTATAGACTTTGATGAAAAACGGTTCCAACCCATACTATTCACTTCCTAATAGGTATCCGTAAATGCCCGACGTCACACCAAGCGTTATGAACCCTGCAGGAAAATAGATCAATGCAGCGCCCAAAGATGTACATATAACAAAAAAAAGCATTAAGATATAAGCGAGCATTGCTCGCGCTTCAGAATCCGAATCTTCAAAAATCGTCTTTTTGTTGATTTCAGAAACTTTATCGTCTTTATTCTCTTCAGCTGGCACACATACACCTTAACATTGACAATAGGTTTAATAATGATAGCTTAACAAGTCTACTCACCTTCGGAGCATAACAAGATGTCAGTACCAGATAAAGTCGATTGGACAAAAGTTCTAGATTATCTAGAACCAAAGCCGCCACTTTACTCGCCTGAAGAAGCTTCACTTACCCAAAAAGTCTTTTTACGAACATATGCTCGCGAAGCGCTCTTCGGGGGTGCCGCAGGCGGAGGAAAATCCTCAGCGCTCCTAATGGCAGCATTGCAGTACGTCGACGTTCCAAACTACTCCGCTATCCTCTTTCGCCGCACATACGCAGACCTTGCGCTCCCCGGAGCTTTGATGGACCGTTTTCGCGACTGGACAGCAGGGGTAGATGACATCCACTGGAATTCAAATAGCTATGTAGCGACCTTCCCCTCAGGGGCAAGAATCAGTTTCGGGTACCTAAACAACAAAGACGACTACCTTCGATACAAGGGAGCAGAGTTCCAATTTATCGGAATGGACGAAGTCACCGAAATTCGAGAAGTTGATTACCGTTACATGTTCTCACGCCTACGTCGCCCCAAAACAGGCCCACTAAGCAAAGTCCCACTCAGAATGAGATGCGCCACAAACCCGGCACCCAATTGGGTTCGTCAACGATTCATCGTAGAAGGCAAAAGCAAAGAACGCATATTCGTGCCCTCCCTATTGACCGACAATCCTGGTGTTGACCACGATTCGTACAGGGCGATGCTTTCAGAACTCGATCCCGTAACCAGAGCCCAACTTGAAATGGGCGACTGGTGGGTCACCTCATTGGGTTCAATGTTCCAAAGGGAAAACTTTGAAGTAATAGACCGTGGCGATCTTCCCATGTTTTCGCGAGATACAAGACTTGTCCGCTTTTGGGATCTTGCCGCAACTAAACCTTCAAATTCAAATCCTGACCCAGATTACTCTGTCGGAACGTTAATGGCTTTCGATCAGGGTAGGGCATACATCTTGGATGTAATCAGATTTAGAGACCGTGCTGAAGTTGTAGAACAAAAAATTGCGAATACCGCATATGCCGACGGTCCAGAAGTAGCTATCCGAATAGAGCAAGAGCCAGGATCTTCCGGGAAAGGTTACATTGACCACTTTGCCAGAAACGTTGTGTCAGGTTACGATTTCTCAGGTGAACGCCCAACTGGAGATAAAATAACAAGAGCGCGCCCGTTTGCTGCAGCAGCCGCTAATGGAAACGTCAGACTAGTGAGCGGCCCATGGATTAGCGATTGGCTAGACGAGCTTTCTTCTTTCCCCGAGGCTTCCCCACACGATGATCAGCTTGACTCTTCTGTAGGGGCATTTTCGTTCCTCACAGGCTTAGGTGGACATACGAGTAGGAAAGCTGCTATAATTATCTAATCTACTAAAGAATGGTTACCTATAATGCCTAACGAAGAACTAGACAAACCTTTAAACTTATATCTAAAACCAGATCAGATGGCTTCTGAACCAGATTTCGTTTATCAGCTAAGAGATCGACTTTGCCTTTTCGATGCTGACATAGCCAGATACCTGGAAGATCAACCAGAAATATCAGAGATGATTGAAGCAGCGACAGCTATCGCTCTAATCGTTGACGATGCTAAAACCATTTACGAAACGCTTCTAGCGCACCTCAAAGACAAAATGCTTGAAGAGGGAACCGAAGAAGCTGTCGCCACAAACGGGCAACAAGTCGAAATATCTTTCTCTAAAACCCGTCGGGCTTGGCAGCATCGTGAACTGGCATCAATCGTAGCTGGAAGAATTTTCCAATCTGCGACAGATCCAGATACTGGGGAAATCCTTTTATCCACTCAAGAAATGATTGAGTCAATGCTCGATTACGTTCAACCAAGCGGTTGGAAAATTAAAGCACTTGAAAGTATCGGCCTCAATGCCGACAAATACTGTGACGCTGGAGATTCCAGTAGCAGAATCTATATTAGAAAGGCAAAATAATGTCTACAAACGAACAGGTATCAGACCTAGTAGCAGCAGAGACAGTACGAAGCGAACTGGCAAAGGATTTCCCTGACCAGTCGTTACGCCAGCTTGTAAAACAAGGGACATCGCTAACATATGTTCCTATTGCCGAAGTAATCAACAGAATGAACCGTGTTGTCGGTATCAACAACTGGTCTACTGAAATCGTTAAAGTTGAGCGAGACGCTCTAAACCCTGAATGGGTTATTGCCTGGGTCCGAGTAAACATCCGCATCGGGGATCGTGTTGTTTCCAAAGATGGTGTTGGAGGGCAGCAGGTAAAGATGAAGCGAGACAAATCTGGCCCAGTTGACCTAGGCGACGAATTCAAGGGCGCTGTTAGCGATGCAACCAAGAAAGCCATCCAACAACTAGGTGTCGCCCTATACCTTGCTCGCGATGAGCAATCAGCGGCATTGGATGAAACCGAATACGCTTCGGAAACAGATAAAAAGCGTGACGAAATGTGGAAAATGTTTGAGGAACACGCTTCTTCGATGACTAACGAAGAAAAAGTCCAAGTCAAAACATGGTGGCAAGAGACTTACAAAACTGCCGACGGGGACGCTCGCCCAATGAAACGCACAGAAGTTTCACTTGAAGAAACTGAAGCGCTGCTCGTCCATGTTGCAGCAGTTCGTTTTGATGCCCAACTCACGGAAATTTCAAACCCTGTAGAAAGCGAATGAGCCTTCAAGAGGTGGTGGCAGGGAGCACTCTGCCACCATACCTATCCCCAAGCTCAATCGCTACTTTCAGGCAATGCCCGCTACTCTACAAACTGACGCGCATTGATGGCCTTTCTGACGGCGAAACAACAGACATGCTTCGAGGAACATTTGTTCATGAGGTTCTAGAAAACCTATTCATGCTTGAACCCGAATATCGCACTCCAGAACAATCCAAAGCAATAATGCGCGATCTTTGGGAAAAGCAATGGAATGAAAAGATGGGAACCCATTTTGGCGATGACCCCAAAGCGATACGTCAATTCCGGTGGGAGTCATGGTGGAGGATGGAAAACTATTTCTCTATTGAAGATCCGACATCAGTATTTCCAGAAGGGCTAGAAACAGCTATCAAAGGCGAAGTTGGTGGAGTTCTTGTCAGAGGTTTCATTGACCGCTGGAGCAAAGAAAATGGGCGTCTAGTCGTCACTGATTACAAAACAGGCAAAACCCCCCAGGCAAGATTTAGAAGCGACAAATTTACCCAATTAATGATTTACGCTGACTTTTTAGCAGAACAAGAATCTTGTGAAATTGAAAGAGTAGAACTTCTTTTTCTAAAAGACGGTGGCCGCATCACAAGTCCTGCAACTGAACCTCAATTAAAAAAAATGCGAGAAGTTGTTCAAGAAACCCGTGTGGGTATTGACTTGCGTTTTGAGTCCGCTATTTTTGAACCCAAGACTTCCAAACTTTGTGATTGGTGTAATTTCAAAAACGAATGTCCTGCATACAAAAAATAAACTATTTTAAGGAAATTAGATGAATGATGACATTTTTGCCCGTTTAGTGGCAGAAGAAGTTAAAAACCGTATCAGCCCGGACCAGTTAGACACTTTGATGCTTCCTGAGAATTGGGGACGCTGGGAAAGAGCTCTAATTGCTTTGACCGAAAATCTTAACCAACAGCTAATAGACATCACTCAACAAGAGAACAAAGCCAAAGAAACATATGGCGACTCTGGTGCTGAAGGGCTAAGAATTTTAGCTGAGCTATACGACAATAACGAAATCCGCAGACGCAAAATTGGTCGGTTCCTTTTCCATGTTGAATCACGATTAAATGAAGTTGCCCGACGTATCGCTATCGGAAGTTCCGATGACAGCAGCGAAGATTCAACCGCAGATTTTTTACGCAAAGCAATAGAACGACATCAAGAACTTATCAATGGTAACGAACTCATTGATGAAGAATTGATCGACGAAGCCCTATGGTCGGCACTTGATGGATACTGGAAGTTCCCTACCACCTCATCGGCGTCGTGAAAGTTGCGTTTGCTTCTTCTGACTGGTCGGGAAGCGTTTTTGACGATAACGGTCACCCCGTTTGGGGAGGTGCCGGATTTATCAGGCTAGGCCAATACGTCAACAACCTTGAAGCAGAAGTAGTTTGTGGTGTTCTAGCTCACCAAAACGGTATTTTTGGTGTAAGAGACTGGGCCCACCAATTTCATTGGGATTGCGACGTTATCGTTATGCAGCGTGTAATGTTTGAAGATATCCCCGACAAGATGGATGAAGCTAAAGCCTCAGGCCAGATCATCATAAATGACCTTGATGACTGGTACTGGGGTCTCTCCCCGCTCAATGGCGCATTCAAAGCTTCTCACCCTAAATACAACAAGGTTGAGAACGTAAACCATTACCGAAATGTGATGGCACGATCAAGCCTTGTCACTACCTCGACACCTTACCTAAAGCAGCGTCTTGCTCAATGGGTAAATTGTCCGATCATCGAATTACCTAATTGCGTGGAAGTAAAACGATTCATACGCCATGAGGACTCCGGCAGCGAGGTTCCTCTGGTCGGTTGGGTCGGGTCAACCTCGCACAGGTCAGGGGACCTTGAAATACTGAGGGGGATTCTTGAACCGCTAGTGAAGCGGGGTAAAATCCGGTTGCATCACTCTGGGCATCACAGCCAGGCTAAGACTTTTGCTGAAGGGGTTAATGTCGACCCTAAGTATGTGACTACTATGCCGATGGCTTCACCGCAGTACTACCCAACTTTGTTGTGTTTTGATATTGGGATTGTCCCACTGTCAGATCTGCCTTTCAATAGGGCTAAATCGGCGATTAAAGGCATTGAGTACGCTTCTGCGGGCATACCGTTCATTGCATCCGATTTAGACGCATACAAGGACCTACACGCCACTTATGCGTTAGGTAGGCTTGCGTCGAAACCTTCCAAATGGATTCAGCATATCGAAAAGCTTTGCGATCCTGAAGTTAGGCAAGCCGAAGGCGAATTAGGGTTAAAAAATGTTGATAAATGTGATATCCGTTTCGGTATAAGACGGTGGAATGCTTTACTAGCTTCCCTAAAGTGATCCCCTAAGCCGCATATAACCGTTCTAAGATACCTAGATGTTTAAAGAACAAATTTTTGCCGGAATTTACGCATAATGTCTTTTACCATCTGGACTCAAACAAAATCCACAGCCATAAACTCGTATCAGATACCTGAAGCAGTAAAAGAAAACGCCCGAGTAGGGTTAGAACTAAGAAAAAAGTTTGGCAGAGGAGGCACCTCAGTCGGCGAAAACACCGCAAGAACCCTAGCCGCAGGCGGAACCATCGGAATCACCAAAGTCCGGCACATCGCCAAATACTTCCCACGGCACGCAGGTGACAACCTAGACGACAAAACATCAAACGGATGGATCGCCTGGCAGCTCTGGGGAGGGCACGCCGCAAGATCCTGGGCCGAAACCATAGTAGCCAGAGCCGAAAAAGAAACCCAAAAAAGCCTCCAACCCATCCAAACAAAAACGATGATCGACGGAGACAACGACGGGCGCTGCGAAGAAGCCGAAACAGAAGGCGGAATCCCCTGCATACCAGGAATGCCGCCACGCGCAGTAGACAAACTATGGGGCAGAACCGAAGCAAAACGGTTCGAAAAGCGAAGAGACGCCATCAAAAGGGCACGCATCCGCAGGCAAACAAAACCCCAACCAAAAATGACAGTACAAGAACTAATCGAAGCCGGAAAACAAGGACAAACCCAACAACTAGAAGAAGAAATAAAAAAGATTTTTGAAATCACAGACCTCGGACGCATGCGAGCCAAAACCGAAGCCGACTTCATCCACGCAGTAGGGCCCGACATGCCAATCAACGAACACAACCCCCTAAACATAAATAAAAAAACCGAATGGCCAGACAACGGCATCATCATCGGAGGAAAAATCTACGACCAAAACGGCAACCCAATAGGAAAATTCGACCGACAAATAATGATATCCGAAACCGGAAAACCAGAAATCTACCACGAACAACTCATAATCGACGAAGCACACAAAGGACAAGGAATCGGCGGAGACTTCATCGCAGACACACAACACGACTACATCAAAATAGGAATACAACAAATCCATGTATTCGCAGGACTAGAAGACGGCGCATACAACTGGGCCGTATCAGGCTTCGACTGGGCAGAAGAATACGACAGAAAACAATTCCTCAGCTACATCCAAGAAGCCATAGACGAATACCAACAAACCAAAAACACCGAACTATTCAACACAAACGAAGAAGCAGCAGCAGTACAAGCACTAATCAGACAAGCACAACAAGAACGATTCAACGCCCCCCAAAGACTCACCCCATACGCATTCACCCTCTTCACAGGAGCAAGAAAAGCACTCAGCGACAAAGAAGGAGCCGAAGACACCAGAGTCTGGTCCGGCATCAAAAAACTCACCACTTGACAAAAAACCCAACACACAACTAACCTCCCCACCATGAACCAAACCCAATACCAACAAGCAATACAACAAAAAATACAAACAGCAACACCCGAACAAATCACAACAATCGCCACACTCGTCGAAATCCTCTGCCACGACGAAACAGACCAAGCAAAACTAGAAACCGCATACGCCTACTACACCGGCAAAGCCAACTGGCAAACCGACGCACAACAACTCCTATGAACACAAACGAATTCCACGACGCAATCCTCAAAGCCCTCCAACAAATAGACCAAACCATCCAACAACTCAAACAAAACCAAACCCCCAACCCATACAACTGGACACAAACCCAAAACAAAGAAACCCAAACCCAAAACAAAGAAACACCCAACACACCCCCCACAGTTTAATCTAAATACAATAAGGCAAAAAAATCCCACATAGCTACACACTGGGTCTGGGGATGTTTGACAGGCCGGAGGGTTGTGTGTTTTTGGTGGTTGGTGGCTCACAGAGTTACCTACCCCCTACCCCCCTACCCCCCCCTACCCCCCCCTGCTACCTCCTGGCTTGTTTCTTTCTTTTACTATCAATTCAATTCAATTCAATGTGTATGTGGTCAGGTTCAACCTAAACGCTTTGCTTGTATCCCATACCGGATACCTCTCAAGTCATGACCCATTAGCAGATCACTCAAGTTGACTTGACAACTACAATCAACTACAATCAGCTGTCAGACATGGCACACACACGCATACAACGCGATACACAAACTACTAACCAACATACATAGAAAGCACTACTCATGAAACAAACCAAAGACTTCTTCTTCATAGCACCAGGACGTCTCATCACAACAGATCAGACAGCAGAACGTTTCAACGTTCACAGAGCAACCATCACACGATGGGTCAAATCAGGACACATCAAACCCTCATACAGAACCAACAAAGGTCTCTTTCTCTTTGATCGGATCTACGTTGACGATCTCATCAAGAAGAACAAGGTCTCATCAGATGTATAAGGCATCTCTTGTCAAACGAACCATGACTTATAAGCTTTGCATTGTGACTGTGCTCTCACCTGTTGCGGTTGGGTGTGGGTCCACTAGTCTGACAACACAACAAGTCGAATCACTTAAGGAGTAGTTGACATGTCAGGCATTCAAGAAGATGCAGGCTACACAATCATTGCTTGCACCGTGAAAAGTGTATACGGCAAGAAACCATATGACATAGAGGTCAAGCATAACCTTGACGGGTTGTACGCTTCTACTATCGCAAGGCGTATAGCCAAGGTTGATTGCATGGCACGCAACACCCTGTTGCATTCTGATGGCAACACCCTTCTATCCATTGAAGGTATCAAGGTATCCCCAGTTCAAGATACCTCTCATATCGTATTGTCTATAATCGATGACAGGGAAGACTCAATCTCTTACGGTTCTTATACAACCAAATGGATTGACGGAGACACTGATGACACCGATGACACAGGCACGTTGTACCAGTTCATCCTGATAGAGAAGGTCTGAGCCTTATGCCCATCTATGAGGTCACCCTTATTCGTGACAACGTCACCCCTGAAATTGTCTTAGTGGAAGCTTCTTCACCAAAGATTGCCAAGAGGAAAGCACAGCACTACCTGTCACCCAACAGCACTGCCGTTTGGGTTCCCATCTCAATCAAACGTCAACCTGATGAGACTCAGCTGACATGAATGATCGTTCCATCCAAGCCGCTTTGATCTCTCAGAACATCACCCTTGCCTCCATGGCAGTAGGTTGCCTGATCACCGATCCTGAAGTATGGAACACCCTCTCTCTCAGAGCCCTTGAACGACACCAACAGCGTATCCGTGAGATACAAGAAGAGTTGTCTGCCATCTCTATGACTATCGCAGACAGGGTCGACTGGTACACAGAATGAAACATCGGTCTGCCAAGGCGATGGCACAGTACAAGCTGAGACGTCCACTTGTAGCCAAGCTGATAGAAGAACGCCCTTGGTGTGAAGCTTGCGCTGTGTTCGCAGGGTTCGACAGGTGTGAGGGTGATGATACTTCCATCTATGTTCAAGCCAGGTCGATGGATGCCCATGAGTTGGTACGACGTTCTCGTGGTGGTTCAATACTGGACGAGACCAATATCCTCATGGTATGCCGCCCTTGTCATACACGGATAGGGAACAGGCCTCGTACTGCTGACAAGGTTGGCTTGGAGCTTCCTTCGTGGGCTTCTCCTGAGATGTTTGATGAGGCTAAGGAGTTGCGTCAGTCTTGGTCTTCTGGGATTCCTCGTATCCCCTCTTGGAGAGCTGAGGAGATTGATGAAGGTTGAGGTTGTTGGCCTTGACCTGTCGTTGACTTCGACTGGGGTTGCCTTTGGTGAGGACTTCACTCAGGCGATCTCTACTGCGCACAAGGGTCCTAAGCGTCTTGCTGTGATGAGAGACCTTGTGATGACTGCCGTTTCTACTGTGAGTGCCCCTTATGTTGTCATTGAGGGCTACTCGTTTGGTTCTAGGAACTCTCAGGCGCATTCGATTGGTGAGCTTGGTGGGGTCATTCGTGTCGCCTTGTGGGAACGGGCTATCCCATACGTTGAGATAGCTCCGACGGCTAGAGCCAAGTTCGCTACTGGCAGGGGTAACGCTTCTAAGAATGAGGTGGTATCAGCGATCTCTGCTAGGACTGGGGTTGTGTGGTCAGGCAAGGGTGGGGATGACCGGTGTGATGCTTGGATACTGCAGGAGATGGGTCTCGCCCATTTCGGTCAGGCACGATTCGATTGGCCTGTTTTGAATATGATGTCCTTAGATAAGGTCGATTGGTCATCCTTTAGTAAGTAGAATGGAGTTCTTATGGTTGATAGTAGAGAACAGACTAGACGGCGTCGTGATCGGCCCATCAGTCAAGTTGAGATTGAGGAAGAGATCCTGCGACTCGTTGAGCTCTTGGAGCATTCGACTGAGGACTTTGCTGAGCTCGCTCAGAATGCGGCTCAGTACGAATCTGACTACAAGCGGGCATGGGCAGGCCAGTACCTGTCGGCTTCTGGTGCTGTGAAGGAACGAGAGGCATGGGCAGACTTCAGAACCCAGGACGAGTTCCAGAAGTACAAGATCAGTGAGGCCCTTGTGCGTTCCAGGCGTGAGATGCTCAACGCCACACGGACGTCTATTGACGCCTTGAGGACATTAGCGGCTAATGTACGGTCCATGGTAACCGGATCATGACTCACAACATTCACCCCAACCTAGAATCACTGGCATTGCCTATCGACAAGCTAGTGCTGCTTCCCACGAACCCTCGGCGTGGCGATGTGGATGCCATTGCTGCTTCGTTGGCTGAGTTCGGACAACTCAAAGCGGTTGTTGTACGACCCAATGATGATGACACCTACACGGTGGTGGCTGGCAATCATACGGTTCAGGCTGCCCAGGCTAATGGGTGGACTGAGATTGCTGCCGTCCAGTTCGAAGCTGATGATGATCGTTCGATTGCGTTTGCTTTGACTGACAACCGCACTTCTGAGCTGGGTCATACTGATTCGATTGAACTTGATGAGCTGCTTGGTGACATGCTTGGCGATTACAGCATCCTCATGGAGGACCTGGGGTGGGATGATTTTGAGCTTGCAGCGTTGAACGAGACTGCTCAAAGGAACACTCGTACCCAGGAATCGGTGGGTGGCTACACGGCACCTGAGCTGATTTTGCCTGATGAGGATGAGTTGGCGATGCTTGATAGCGCACCCTTGCCTGCACCTTCAGACGATGTGCGCATTGTTGCCCCTCAGGACACCAACGTCAAGGATGCGATTGTGCATGGTGCTACGGCTACTGCTGCCGGTGCGGGCGCTAAGGGCATGGTGCAGTACAACCTGGTCTTTGATAGTACTGAGCAGCAGCGCAGGTGGCACGAGTTTCTGCGTTGGTTGAAGACTGACGCTGAGGTTGATGGGGATACAACAGCCGAACGGCTACTTAGTTTCCTGGAACCTCGCGCCGATTTCTAGTCTCGGCTGAGCATCCCGAGGATGCTGGCGAGTACAACGAATATGAGCAGGCATGAGGTGCCTAGTACTGGTATCCATTCGGTTACGTCTGTCCACTGGGATGCGATAGCTACGAATAGTTCGCCTAGTAAGAAGACCAGTCCGATGGTTAGCCAACCACAGAAGGTGGTTATGCGGTTGAGTTTCTTGGTTTGGCTGCCGGTTTTACGGTTACCTGAGATGACTTTTTGATTATGCATTGTTGTCTCCATTCTTAAGCGCATCCAGTACCTTAGGGTCAACCAGCTTGTTGAACGTGCATACCTGCACTGCGGTCCCCAGGTTCTTGCGAGTTAGGTACCTGCTTGCGTTCCCTGACTTCAGACGAAAAATGTTCGCTGCTTCAAGGATTGCTTTGCGTGCTTCTTCTTTTTCCATTACATGTCCTAACTAATAGGTCGGCTCACACCAATAGGCGCAACGCCTGATTTCACTAAGAACAGCTCTGTCTTTAGATAGGTATCGTAACTGTTGTCTGCCCAAAATACGACTTGTTTAATACCGGAAGACGCAATGAGTTTGGCACACCCAAAACATGGGGCCCCATTCACCACAAGCGTGCCCTGCTGTCGAAGCCCATTGTCAGACCAGAGCAGCGCTCCTGCCTCAGCATGCTGCGCAATACAAGTATCGTAGGTAGTGCCACTCTTGTGCTTGTCGTCAGCGTGTGGGCAGCCTCCGTCGTTACAGTGGATGAACCCTGGCGGGCCACCGTTATACCCTACACCAGCAACCCGTTTGTTTGGGCTGAGAACAACAGCAAAGAACTGTCGCCTTGAGCAGGTACTGAACAGCGGTGCCATTAGATCTGTGGCGAGCAGCCAATTCTGCAGGTATCTAGGCATGCTTTCAAATTCTCTCAATTCTTAGCGCCTTTTCGCATTGTGCTCGTGACAATACCTCGTTCAGATCGGACTCGCCGACGTTCACGTTCGCTCATCCCACCCCAAACCCCATAGTGCTCATGCTGAAGCGCATGCTCTGCACAGTCTTTAACCACTGGGCAACCAGCACAAATCTTCTTTGCTTCTTTTAGCCGAAGCCGAGGATTCTTTTGACCGTTTTCAAGTGCAAAGAAAAGCCCTGAAGAAACCGGCACATTACGGCAGGCAGCTTCACGCTGCCAGTTGGCCTTAGTAGACATTAGTTATACTCCCGGTTTATCAATAGGGTACTTTGCTCGCACTGTAGAAACGTATTGGGCATAAATGTCTGCCTCGCAGTTAATTATAACTAGGTATGCGTATGTTCCCGCACAGTCACAAAGCCATTGCTTTGTGCACAACACAACAGCATTGAAGCCTTTTTCACTAACCCAGGTGTCAAGAACAGCATGCAGCGCCCCAGGCGCTATCAAGCTCAGATCCATGGCTACTAGGCCACAGCGACCACTGGTGCTATCAAACTCAGCAAGTTTTAAAATGTTCTTTGTTGTAAAATATTCAAAGTTCATGTGAACAACTCCAGCCAATTGATTACAATGCTGAATCTATATGCAAAACCATAACAAGTGGTGTTTCTGTACTGTCAGACATCAACACCGCTCAACCTAAGGGTAGCTTCATGGTCCAACCATATGACCGCATGGCCAATCTCCGCACCGTTGACCACCACACTCACTTGTTCCATGTCAATCTTAAGGCGGGCGGCTAAACCTGCTTGTATGCGGCCAGCTACACCATCTACCCACGCTAGTTCTGCTTGGAAATCGTGGGTATAACCGAGGTCCAAGTCTATTAGAGGGATGGGTTTTGGCACGTTTGGTTCACGAGCTATCTCGCAAAGAGTGCACCCAATTTCTGCAGCTTTGGCAGGCCTTTTACGGTCATCCGTGTGCCCACACTCCATGCGGTGCCGGTAAACGATTTCCCCCCAGTTGCCTATTTTTGTTATTTCAACAACTTTGCGGCGAGGTGCCGACCTTAAACTCACCGATAGATCTTTGGTTCAGCGTGTTCCCAGGCTTCAGCGCTTTCGACAGCTTCGCCTAGACGGGCAGCCCATGGGAAAAGAAGGACTTTAGCCCACCATTGCACCGACCATGTTGGGATGCTTGAATTGCCCCCAATGATTTCATTGTGGCTAGGCAATGGCCATGAACGCTGCAACTTGTCCATAATGGCATTTGCACGTTCTTGCCAATCAAGTTGTTGAGGCAACCACCATTCAAAAAACTTTTGATCCCAATTCCCATTGGAAACAAAGTTAACTAACTCAAGAGGTGAATGAGCCTGCGGTTCGAATTCCTCCGCAGACACAATCACCACCTTGTCAACATCTTCTAGAATCAAATCGGATGGTTCCATCACAGATCTCGCATCATGTTCCAGGTTGTTTTGTCAATCTCGCCAGTAACGGGCAGTCCAAAGAAAGCTTGGATTGCTTCAGTCTTTTCAATCGAAGCACCATTGTGTACGCCTGTTACAGGCACACCAACAGCTTCCTGCCAGCTTGCCACTGCCTTAGCTTTAGATCCGGCTTTCAAGGCGTTAGAACCACGGAAAACAGGCAAAGGTGCAAGCAAGGTGGGCGCTGCCACAAGGGGGTCAGCGGATACCGGCTCGTCTGGCAAGAAAACGTTTGCCAACTCTTCCATACCCGTATTGGCCTTAGTCAAAACCTCTACCGGCACTTCGTAAACCGTTGCTTCTGGTTCCTCTAAAACAACTTCTATTGGATCTTCGACTAACCCCTCAGCATTCAACACACCAAGATTTTTGAGCAATTTAGCAAAAGCGTCGAAGTTGAAACGCCCTGGGTCCCAACGCGTAAGCCCTGGAACGTGTTGCATCCCGCAGATACCGTTAAAGGTTTCCCACTCATCCACACGGATACGTTGCGGGGAGTTAGCATCAGCGATCATCCCTGCTTCCATCCCAACAAAAGTGGGGGCATAAGCCCGAATGTCAAACTCTAGGCAGATTGGGGCTAGAACCTCAGCCATCCACCCGATATCGTCATCGGTCAAGTTCATAATCTCGGAAGCTCTAGCTTCTAAAGTGACCGAGATGCAAGCAGCGCCAACAATCCCAAAATTACCTTGGGTTGTTTTAGCAATATTTGCGCCTACGTTAAAAGGAAGGGCTTGTTTTACTGAACGCTCCTGGAAGTTGAGGTACAAGTGTGTGATACCACGGCTTTCAGTGTCAAAAAACTCTGATGTAGTCAGAATGATTCGAGAGGGTCCTCCCTTTGTAAGCCTATTTTGCTTTCGGGTTGGAAAGGAAATTTTTTGTGCAAGCAAATGCCAGTTTTTCATGAAACCAATCTTTTCTAGTTGTGTATGTGTTTGTTGCTTTGATCAGGGGAGTTAGAAAGGTTCTTCATCCTGTGCAAATGCTGCTACTGGAGCCTTTGGGGCTGGGGCAGCTCCGTTGGCCTGAAACTGGCGGCGAGTAATTGACTCTAGGCCGATAACGTGTGCACCGATTTCGTCGACAACAAGTTCAACCTTAGAGCGCTTTTGACCGCTGTCCTTGTCTTCCCATGAGCGCTGCTCAAGGCGGCCAGTAACAACAACCTTGGTACCCTTGGTGAGGATCTCACATGCCTGTTCGCCAAGCTTCCCCCAGATGACACAGTCAAAGAAGGAAGTGATTTCTTCTTCAGAATCGCGAGGCTTGCGTGACACTGCAACTGAAATGTTTGCAACAGCAAGACCGGTCTTCGTAAACTTTAGCTCTGGATCTCGTGTGAGGTTTCCAGAAAGATGTGTAGATGCAATAGCCATATTTATTTACTCCTATTAGGTATTTGATGTTTTATGAAATGACATTCTTACACTAGTAGTATACACTTGTCAAATGATCTCTATCGAAGAAGCCCAACTACAGGTGTGGGAATCTATCCAAGCAGTTCTTGTCGACCTTGCTATTGATGAAGACATTAGCGAAGAAGAACTCCAAGAGCTTGAAGATTCGCTTGGCAACGCTGCCGATCTTATTATTGAAGCTTTAGAGCTAAGGATTACAAGCGTCGGTGACGGCACTACAGGAACTGCAGAACTAAACATTTCACCATTGCTCGACATGGAAGCCTAAGAGACTAACGTCTTTTTACGGCTCTTAGCTCTTTGAGCCCGCCGCCTAATCACATAGCATTCTTCAGAACAAATAAACTGATTCCGCTTTACACGAGTGAAGCCCTTACCGCACTGAGCGCAATGCAAGTTCAGCTGTTTTTCTTCTCTTAGCTTTCTGCGCTCACGGCCTGATGTGCCGCCGTAGATGCCAGCAAATTCTTCTATATTTTCTTCTAAGCAAATATCTTTAACTGGGCATTCCGCACAGATAGACATTGCCAAATCGGAAGACTCGCCAACACCAGGAAAAAATATGTCTGGTGGGAAATTGCGGCATGCAGCATGATTTCTCCATTGATTTTTTTCTTCTACATTTTGAATCATTCATTTTCCTTATATAGATTTTCTACAGTGTGAACAGAAACAAGTGGCCGCAGGGTGCCGCTAAGACCGGCTTGCCACTCTACAAGTCCATGTTTTTTAAGATGAACTAAAGATGCATGCGCCGAGGCCACCGAACAACCTGATAGTTCTGCCGCTTTACGAATAGTCACCCGACGCTCCTTGCCGTAAATGTGTATTACAGCAATGAGCACGCGAATAGAAATGTCAGACAGGTAGGTTCGACTTAGCGTCAAGCCATCTCGCTAACTTTTGACCACGCTTCCACGGTCAGTAGGTGCAGGTTTACAAGCCCGTCCCAGGATAGGCCTTGATCGACAATAACACCGTTATACCATCGCGGCTGAGACAAGTACCCACCAGCAAGCGCAAAGATGCCCTGTCGCCCCTGCATAAATTCTACGACTAACCTCTCACGCTCGGCGAGCATCTCGTAGGTTATGCCTTCGTCGTATGGGTCCATGCCAGCGTTGTAGATAACAAAATCCCAGTCACGATCGCAGTATGACAAAGCGCTATTGATATCGTCTAGGTATTTGAATCGGTCAGAAATAACCAATCTGTTATCAGAGGTATCACGCTTATCGTCCCAGACGTCAAAGGGTGTGACTGTTACGTCGCATTGGACAACGCCCTTCCAGTTATCGCCTTGGGAGTTCATGATGTCCATTGTTCCGCCACCAGCGTGGGCATCAAAATCAAGGACAAGGATTCGCTCTGCGCCATGTCGGCGTGCAGCAAAGACTGAGGCCGCTAACCCGTTGAACGTGCAGTATCCTGCTCCCCTTGAGTAGGAAGCGTGATGCAACCCTGAGGACAGTGAGCCTGCCCATTGTCCACCGGATTCAAGAACGTGCGCAGTAGCGTCAACTAGCCCCCTGGAATGGGCAACGGCCATCGTGTAGATGCCATCATCCCATGTAAATCCAGATGATTCGGAAAGACTTCTTGGTGTGCCACTTTGAATTGCTTCAATGTAGCCAAGATCATGAATTTGCGCCAAGCATCGTTCGACGCTGATATCTGAAGGAGCAATAAGCTCTGCTTCAGGGCAGCGACCATCCATAATGGCTTTAGCTACCTTTGCTGATTTGCGGGTTGTGTCAAATGAGTATTCGCACGCGTTGTATCGTTCATCGTAATAAACATGCATTAGAACGAACCTCCGATGCCGTATGAGGCACCTTCAGGTGCACGGTCAAAGTTGAGTGCAAAATTAGCAAGCGAGCCTGACTTGAGACCGAAATGGGTTTCAATGTGGCCAAGCACAAGACCGTTAGGGCAGAACCATTGATCTGCTGGGTGGATCTCAGCAAGCTTTTCAATAGCCTCTTTGGGGGCTACTCCACGGGCGATTGAGACGCCGATGGCTGTTGCCGTTGAGCGTGAAATCCCTGCATGGCAGTGGATCAAGATGGGCTCGTTGGTCTTTGCACCGAACTTAACCAGCTTTTTGACTTGGCTGAAAGTGGGTGCCCAGATGCTTGATACGTCTTCTGTGTCACCAAACTTTTCGATGCAATGGTTGGGGTGCTCCCAACGGACTTCGCTGGGTGAAGGGCCTGCAGTGATTACTGCAGGGAAGTATGGGGCGAGCAGTGCTGCATCCTGAATACCTCTGACTGTCGGCATTGCAATGCCTTTGTAAATTGTTGTGCTTTGGGTTTCTTTAGTATTGTTCATAGTTAGTATTGTAAACCATCCTAGTTAGTTTGTCAAGTTAATATTTTCTTGTGGGTAAAAAGTGGGCACCCCGCCCCACCGAAGGGTGCCCACAAACCTTACGCCAGAGCCAACACCGCTTGCTGAGTCGCAACCTTGCGCTTAGAGACCCAAGAGTTCTGGTCCATGCTCAGAATTGCCATACGATCAACATCGCCCTCACGGCCATGATCAAGGAACTCTACAACAGCATTGTATAGCGTCCAACCATTATGCCCAGCCTTGCCAGCGTTGCGTGGGTTGTCCCAAATAGCCTTGACATGGGCGATGTTGTCATCCCTGTTGCGACGGGAAACATCTGTCCCATCCTCATTGACCGGGAAAGCAACCTTCAACACACGATCAACACTGTTGCTACCTGGCACGCAGGTAGTTGCCAGCATCTTCTCAGCAGTATCAGTAAATGCGTCAGCCCAAGCCGTGGACATCCCAAGCGCCGTCTGAGCATCCTGTAGGACGCTTTCCACGTTTGAGGTGTGCTTAGCCTTGAATGTGGAGCGTGCCGTGCTAAGGCCCATTCTCACGGTGTTTTGGCAAACCGCACGAACATTCGTGTTCGCATAGGTAATAGCAGTCTCACCGTCATGCCCAGTAAAAACGAGCAAGTTGCGGGCAATGCTATCGTTCGCTCCAAGCGGATCGATAATGAGCGAGCCCAGATCCAGCGAAGCGAAGAACTTGCGGCCCTCGTCTAGTACGCCGCAGGTATCGACAACAGCGCCACCTTTAGACGATCCGACAATAGCTAAGGCCCTAGTGAGAACCTCGCTGTTTTGTACGGGCATGTACCGCTTCCCAACGATAGCGAGCGCATTTCGGTCGCCGTCGACATCGTCACGGATAGTTGCCCGAGCGCTTTCGACAACCAGTGGCTGACCTGCTTCGTCGAGGATCAAATTGCCGTCGTCGTCGATTGCAGCAACACGAGTTGTGCGAACGGTGTAGTCGGCCATTGCCGCCTTAAGCATTTCCTCAGCGGTCTGCAATCCCTGCATTGGTACACCTAGTTGGTGCCAAGGGCTTGTGTGGTTTGCGTAGGCAAATCGGGTGCGATCGCCGTTGATTTCTAGATTATGTGCCATGTGTTTACTGCTCCTGTTAGTAGTTAGATCTAACTATACATGCTATTGAGGCACCTGTCAAGTGGGGGCAATGGGACTCGAACCCATGACCGGCGCATTATGAGTGCGCTGCTCTAACCAACTGAGCTATACCCCCTCGTGATTTTTCCATTCCAAATACGACTCATAAGATATGTCATCCCAAAATGTCACAGCATCACATCTAACGCAAACCATTCCATCAGCACTCTTAGCATCCCAAGTCCTTTGCCAGCATGGGCCCAGGATGCCAAGAGCATTCAATGTCGATTTACGGGTAACAAGTTCACTTACAACAATTTCAACATCCGACTCAGCCTTTTTTACTAAAATCCACCTGTGATTACCACCAAAAAATCTAACCACCTTACACCAGAGGACATTGCAAATGATACGCATAGGATCTCCTTAACCTGTAAAGCTAATTTGGGCAGGCGCTAGTTGTACTTCCACTTGAGTTTCCACCTGAATGGCAGCTGGGATAGTTGTAGTAGTTCTGGGGATAGTGGTCGTCGGAACAGCCGTACTTGTTGTTGTGGTCCTTGGAATTGTTGTACTTGTGGTAGTCGTGGTAGGTGCTGTCGTGCTAGTTGTTGTACTTGTGGTAGTCGTGGTCGTCGGAACAGTCGTGCTCGTTGTGCTTGACGTACTCGTTGACGTAGTCGTAGTCGGGTTTACCGGCTTACAGCCATTCCCCCAAATCGCTTGACCCTCCGCGTCCCAATTCAGGCCACTATGAATTCCAGCAATCGGCGGAATAATATCATCGGGGTGATTCAAATAGTGATCGCCCTGACCGCTGTCGTTCCCTGCGTCGCCATCAACGGAATCCTGCGCCACGGTGAGACTGACAAACGGATTCGACTCCGAGCTCGTCGCATGACAGATATCCACCTTCTCACGATCAGGCGTAGCCGAAACAGCCCCAGTTAGGCTAAGCAGAACAAAGCCAACAGCGAAGACGGTTATAACAACCAAAGAAAGCTTTTTCATTAATATTTTTCCTTCCAAAAAGAGACGTAGGGCAAGCGCCTAAGCGCCTGCCCTACAATATCAAAATGGATTGACGGTACTGTCAAACTTTCTCAATTAGAGTCTTTAGACCCTAACAAGGCTTTGGCGGATAATGCCAAGGGCTGCGACCGATATTCTCCAAAGTCCAGATAGCTACAGCGTCCTGCACATGAGGAGGAGCTGAACGCGCCGTCGCATAACCTCTATGTCCTGCGCGAGCCGACAGATTCCGCCAACTGCTGTCAAGGAATTGATACGCTCCAGATGCCGTGCTCGAAGGATTCTTCGCCGAATAATTATTGCCCGACTCCCGATTCCGAACACACGCCAAAAACCCCCCAGGAGGACTATGAACAGGCTTATTAGACGCCACAAGATGCTGACGAACAGCTTCCTGCTCAACCGTATTCATCGTGTGGTAAAGAGCTACTTCCTCAGGCGTGCAGGCCGCTACAGATCCAACAACCAATACCGAAAAAACTACAACTCTCATAAATTTGAACATAACAATGTTAACCTTTCATAGAAGGCTCCGGGGAGTGGCTATTCAACCCAGAGCTGCGAGGTCACTACTGTAGCACACATATTACAGAAGTGTTACAACTTTCCAATTTGGCACAAAAGAAAGACACCAAATGACCGAAATATACAGAAACCTACACAGAAAAGACTGGTCAATAAGAAACAAAGGCATCGTCACACAACACACAAAAACAACAGCAATCAGCCCAGCCAAATTCGTAGTACAACCAGCCGGACGAAAAAAAGTCCTCAAAGAACAACGCAAAAACGTCCACGCATTCATTAGAGGCCAAGTCACCGACATCCCACCAAACTGGCAAACCTGGAAACAAGTAAAATACAACCCATACCTATTCGACCACTTCTACGACGTAGACACACTCAAACGCATCGACACAGCTACCGTTGTCGTGCTTGCCGAAGACGGCAGCGCCTACTACCAATAGCACAAGCCCCGCCCCCAGTCTTACCCCTAAAATCTGACCCCTTTTGGTGGTTGGTGTGGTGGTTTGAAAGCCCCGTTCACCCCTGTCTGCCCCCTAAACTTTGACCCCTTTTGGTGGTGGTGGGAGCCCCGCCCCCTCTGTCCGCCCCCAAAATGTGTCCCCTTTTTGGTGGTTGTCGGGGCTGTGGGGTTGGGGAGGCCGTAGCCTCCCTTTCCCCTTTCGGGCTAGCGCCGCTCTTTCGATTGGCGTGAGGCTTGGCCTCGGCGGTAGCCTCCGTCCCTGACCCCGTTGGGGGCCTCCCGTGCGGCTCGTGCCTCTTTGGCTTGTGCTTTCGTCATGCTGGCTCCTCTGCTAGGTGATGTACTCAATCTAGCCGATGGGCCATACCCTTGTCAAGTCAATACGACAAGTTTCTGTGATGCGATTCTAGGCCTGCAATCTCTTGACGGGTACGAGTACCGCCGACAACCGAGAACGCGCCTAGAACGCTCTTGTGGACGCTCTAGAGCGAACATCCGCCGACTGATTAGCCTCACAAACAATCTGCAACAATGACTTGACAAGGATATGGCCACCATGTAGTCTAAGTACATCACCTAGCGAAGGAGTACGAAGTGCACAACAGCCAATTTGACCGGGTCATGCCGGGCGGAGGGTCCGACTGGGTCCACGCCGCCAACATGGCGGACGACCTAGCCGATGTCGATCACGACGACGACTACGACGACGACGACTACGACGAATGGCCGCCACGCCGAGAGGACTGGTGAGCCACCGGGGGCCGAAAGGCCCCCACCTTCCCCTTTTTTCCTTTGCGTCCCGCACACCCCAAACCCCCACCACCCCAACGGGACCCCCAAACACACCACCCACACCCCTGGAAGCTATCCGAAAAGCACAAGCCCCGGCCCCCAGCCCTTCCCCCCAAACTTGTACCCCTTTTTGATGATTGGTCGGGGCTGTCGAATCAACGTGAGGTTTGCACTAGCGGGGCCGCGAGGCAAGGGTGGAAGGCTTGCGCCCCCCCCTTGCGGGCTTAGCCCCACAGCCCCCCTTCGTCCTCAGCGCGACCGACATGCTCGGAAACAGCCTCGTCGCAGCAGTCCTCGCAGAGCAGCTCCGGCCCTGCGACGGTGATGTGCGTCCAAGTGGCGTCTGCGCCGCAGACTTCGCACTCGTGCCACACATCTAGTAGGTGAGTAAAAACGGCCATTGTTGGCCCCTTTCGGTTGGTGAAACACTGACAATACACCCTGCCGCCGAGGCTGTCAAGCCAATACGACAAGTTTCTGTGATGCGATTCTAGGCGTGCAATCTCTTGACGGGTACGGATGCACCCGAGAACCGAGAACGCGCCGGAAACGTCCTTGTGAGCGTCCTGAGAGCAATATCCCCTAGGCGCTCGCAGTCGGTACCCCTGAAATCGGCATGCAGTAATGACTTGACAAGGGGACCGGCACCGTGTACAGTCAATGTTTCACCAACCGAAAGGGGCCGCACATGTGGCTAATAACTGATCCGTGGAAAGACCTGAACAAAGAGGGTCTGACCGCTTGGCAAGCGGCCCTGTCAAAGGACGCTTTCGAGAGAGTCGAAAGCGCTTTTAGGCAGGCGGACGGTCTCGGAATTCGCATCTACCGCGAACATGACGCGACAGACCGGCCAACGTACTATACGGGCCGCGGCAGTTACGAATATTTTGCGGAATTCGACAATTGCTGGATGAGAATCGAACCAGAGCGTGACGGCCTAGAGTTTAGGCAGAATATCTACGTCCACATGAAAGGTTGAGCGAAGGGGGCCGCAAGGCCCCCACACTCGCGCACCCTCGCATGCGTCCCGCTATGGGAACCAGGCACCTGGAACCAAAGAAACACAAGCCCCGCCCCCCAAACTCACCCCGAACCCTGACCCCCCCCTTCAGGAAAGGCAAGCCCCGTTCCCCCGAATCTTTCCCCCCAAAGTTTGTCCCCTTTTCTCAATTTCGGGGCTGCCGTGTTGAACGTGGAATCAAGTAGCGGGACGCCCTGAAGGGGGAGCCTTTCGGCCCCCCTAGCTCAGTCCTCCCATCCAAAGCGGGCGAGCCATTCCTCACGCTCACATTGGATCTCAGCTTGGTCATCAAGCTCAGCTTGGATTTCAGCTGCAAACTCGGTGTCAACCCAGTCTTGCCACTGTTGGGATAGGTTAGCTTCGATGGCCATTTCGGCCCCTTTCGTTGGTGAAACACTCAACCTACTGCATGGCGGTCACCCTGTCAAGTCATTAGAACAAATATCTCTGAGGCCGTTCTAGGCCGTTCTAGGCGGTCGATTGTCGGCCCGCTACCGATACCGCCAGAATCGACGAACGCGCTCAGAACGCGCTCACAGTGGCCCTAGAACGAATATCCCCTAGACAGTCGGCAGTCGACAGAAAGAATTGAGATATCCCGTCTAATGGCTTGACAGACATTCTCCCATAGAGTATCGTCAGTGTTTCACCACAAAGAAAGGGGCCAACAACATGGCTTCAGAAGATATGGGATGGGCTGTCTGTGAAGTCTGCGAAAGCGGCACTACAGACTCGGTAGTCATCGACACCGGCGAGGACCTTGCAATAGCGTGCCGGTCATGCTGGTGGGACTACATCGATGTCGAATTCATCGATGGAGACCTCGATGCGGAGCGGGAATACCTGCAAGGCAGAGGGTTCTAGGACCAAAGGGGAGTGGGGCGCAAGCCTCACTCCCCAAAGTCGCGCCCACACTTCTCCGCCCCGCTACGAGAACCCCTGGAACCAAAGAAAAGCAAAGCCCCGGCCCCCCAATCCGCCCCCCAAAGCTGCACCCCTTTGGAAGCCCCGGCCCCAATCTTCCCCCCAAAAATTTGCACCCCTTTTTGGTGAGTATCGGGGCTTGTGGGTTTTTTGTAGCTGCCCCTTTCGGGACTGCTGGGGTTGGGGAGGCTTGCGCCCCCCCTTCCCTCAGTTCCACGGTGCGTTGCGTTCCGCAACCTCCTCGGCGCTCATCTCGTCCGAGATGTGTTGGTTCTTGACCAACTCCCACTCGGCCATCAGGATGGCATGAAACCTTGCGTCAACCTCTTCGTCAGACACTTAGTGTCCCCTCTCTTTGTGGTGAGTACCTATTATGCACACACCTTGCCCCATCCTGTCAAGTCAATAGAACAAGTTTCTTTGAGGCCGTTCTAGGCGTGCAATCGGGAACCCGCTACAAGTACCGCCGAGAACCGAGAACGCGCCGGAAACGCGCTTGTGAGCGTTCTGGGCGCAATATCCCCTAGACACTTAGCCTCACAAATAAACCTGCAATAAAGACTTGACAAGGTAGGGGAAGGTGTGCGCATAATAGTGTCTCACCAAGCGACAAGGAGTTGCGCAATGCATAACAACATAACCGCTCTAGCGTTGGCACTGAATCAGTGTGACCGCTGCGAAGAGTGGGTCCTAGAATCGCTCACTAGCGATTACAGCGGGGACGGGGAAGTGTGCGAGCTTTGCTACGACCAAAGCGTTGAGGACTCGCACGAATGGCAAGCATTCTGCGACGACCACAGAAGGGGAGGCTGGACCACGGGATGAGCAAAGGGGGCCGAAAGGCCCCCAAACCCGCGCACCGCCTTATGCGTCCCGCACCCAGACTTCCACCAAAATAATCTCGGGGCTCACAAATATCAAACCCCTGGCGACCCGCTCATCACCAAAGCCCCGGCCCCCCGAAACCGATTTCTGAGACCTCCTCGGTTTCGGGACTGCGAAACCGGTGGAGGGCCGAAGCCCCCCCTTGCTCAGTTCCACGGTGCGGCAGCCTCAGCGGGCGGCAGCATCGCATCGCTAACGTGCGCACGCCTGCGTCGGGCAAGCTCAGCGGCAAGCTCAGCCGCTTCGACCTGACGAGTGGTCTCGGCAGCCTCAGCCGCCTCAAGCTCGGCAGCCTTGCGTAGCAAGGCCCTGACCATCACTGCAAGCCCTGCGAAGGCCACTGACCATTGCAGGATGAACGGTATCCAGTCTCTCATGGTAACTCCTGTCCGTTGGTGAAACCTCAAAGCTACAGCATGGCCGATACCCTGTCAAGTCAATGCTACGGGCAGCCTGAGAACGGTCTCAGCTTCAGCAGTCAACCGATTTGACAGGCCCCATTGCATGGTGTAAGGTATACATATCACCAAGAGCAAGGGAGCCAAGCAATGACAAAGTCAGAACGTCGGGAAGCCCGCCACCGCGACCAATCAGTTCGCTGGGGAGGTGGCTACCGGCGAGATCAAAAGTCTCGCCAGTCGAAAGAACGCCGATAGCGGCGAGGGGGCCGAAAGGCCCCCACCTTCGCGTACCGCTTTACCAGTCCCGCACCCAAACTCGCCCCCAGACCCACCCCCCCCTTTTTTTGTAACCTCGGGGCTCACCTGGCTATCAAAAGAGGGACAAGCCCCGACCCCCAAACTTTGCCCCCAAAATCTGCGCCCCCTTTTTTGCGAGGTGATCGGTTTCGGGGCTGCAAAATCAACGTGGAGTTGGACCAGCGGGGCCAACGGGAAGGGGGAGGCCGAAGCCCCCCCCTTTTCCGGCTACCACCATTTGGTGGGGTCGGTACCCAGTGGGTACCATGTGACCTCCGCAAACGGGATGGTGCCGCTAGAACCGTCATCCGACCACACAACCGGTACTCCGATTGTTGGGTCGTCCAGATTGGTGATGAAGGCCGTAAGGCCGATCCTTCCCGACCTGTCGGCTACCTCTGTGTCGTTTCGGATGTGCATGACTAACTCCTCATTGCTTGGTGAAACACTGAACTTACACCCTAGGGCCGAGGCTGTCAAGTCAATACAACAAGTTTCTGTGATGCGATTCTAGGCGTACAACCCCTTGACGGGTGCTAGCACCGCCAGAATCCGTAAACGTGCCTAGAACGCGCTCACAATGGCCCTAGCGGCAATACCCCCTAGACACTCGGCATCCTAGGCGGTCGGCAGTCGGCATGAAATAAAGACTTGACAAGGGTATGGGCAGGGTGTAAGGTAAGTACATCACCAAGCAGAGAGGGACCCGCACATGTGGGAAGTAATCAAGCACGCCCGTATCGAATGCCACGACTGTCAGTGCATGACAACCGTTGCCGATATGGGAACCATCTACCTAGGCTACACCTTCGAACTCGGCGGAGAGGAAATACAAGCCACCGCCTTCGCATGCAAGTCATGCCAATGGGACCGCTGGGAAGTGGAGTACGACTGAGACAACGGGGGCCGAAAGGCCCCCACAGTCGCGCCCGCACTCGCATGCGTCCCGCACCCTGGAACCAGGAACAAAACAAACAACAGCCCCGCCCCCCAGTCTCACCCCAAAACCCTGGCCCCTTTTCAGAAATCTCGGGGCTCACAAACATTGTCATTCCACGCCCCAGCGGGACCCGGAAGGGGAGGGTCAGTCCTTCCACTTCCTGACCCACCGCTCGTTCCAGAGTGCCAGCGCACCCATACTCACTGCCCATCCTGTAGCTATTGCTAGGTATGTCATTGCTTGGCTCCTGTTCCTTGGTGAAACACTATTGTACCATACACCTTGCACCTTGTCAAGTCGAAAGGCGAGTGACCGTAGCCACCCGCCTAACAACTCACTCAGCTAACGCCGGTTCTCCCGACATTTTTCGCATAACCGCTGTCAGCCGCTCGTATGCGTCGATCAACTCTAGCCCCTGCTCCGGGCTGTAGTTCACGTTGCTCCCGTCCTGTAGCTGCACTGCCATAAGCTCAGTCGCTTCGATAATAAGCTCCGAAGCTCTGAAGCACTTCTGGAGTGCCGTCCAGTCTTTCTTCTGGTCCATGATGACCTTTCTTTGTAGGTGAAACACTATTCTTGCACACTGCAGGGCACAATGCAAATCGTGCTACAGGCAACCTGAGAGGCCCCTCAGACAACCCGCACGGTGGAATTGACAAACTGCACCCTACATGCAATACTAGTGTTTCACCAACCAGCAAGGAGCCACAATGGACAACGACAATTCAGACAATGACGACCTCACCACCTCAGAGATCGAAGAGATGTTACTCGTCATTGAAATGTTCAAAGAAATCGAAGCGGGAACCCCACCCGCACGAACCGAGTAACAGAAAGGGCCACCCGCAAGGGTGGCCCTTCTGCCCATCCACGGGACTATCAGATAGTAACAACATTCCCAGGCGGGACTAACGCAACACGATGAGTCTCAACCCAACGCTCACCAGTCCCGGCAACAGGAGTCACCAACAGGTCAAGATGCCCGAAGCGAAGCCGTGCCTCGACAACGTTGACAGAAATCTGCAGGTCTTCCATCTTCATGACGCCTGACATGCCCCGCAAGGCTGCGATGTCTTCGGCGGTGATCTTCTTGTTATCGCCGTGTTCGTCCCGGGTTGAAAAGATTGTTCTTGTTGACATTTGTTCTCCTAATAGTTGGTAGGTCTGTACCTTACAGGGTGTTGGTGGCTGTGTCAAATCGGTGGTATCGAACTTGGGATCAGCTGTCGGGACTGCGGAGAGAGGGAGGGCTTTCGCCCCCCCCTCAGGGTCACTCTGAGCGGAACCCCTCTTCTTGCGAGATTTCACATCGCCAGTCCCAGATCAGGCGCTCTTTCTCAAGCTTGGCGGCTCTCGTCATCTCGTCGATGCGATCCTGCCACTCTTGGTATCCTCCCTGAACCCACAGGGCCGACAGTTCTAGTTCGTTTAGCATTTCGTCCTCCTCGGACTTGTTGGTGAAACACTATTATTGCACACTGTACGGCGCAATGCAAATCGGATCATCGGCAACCTGAGAACAGTCTCAGGGAACCCATACGGTAAGCTTGACAGACTGCACCCTGTATGGCATACTGGAGTCTCACCAACGAACAGGAGCAGTTATGAATGACCTAGATATGATGATGGCGCTATGCGGCCAGCCAACAGCCGCAGAGACCGCACAAGAAGCACTGAGCTTCCTGCTCGTGGCTTGCGCAGTCGCAGGGCCAGCAAACAACGAGGAGCTAATCCTCGCAGCAAACATGCTCGCTGACGCAATCAACAACCTCTAAGCGACAAGGGGGGGGGCCGCAAGGCCTCCCCCTTTTGCGCGCACCCACTTCTGCGTCCCGCCCTAGAAAAGCGTTTCCGTTTGCGGCGGGGCCTTCAACTTCTTCAACATCATACAAGTCTTACACATCCACCCCATCGGGGCTGTCGGCAAAGCCACAGCGTGAGCGCCACCGCCCTTACGGTTCTCAACCCAGCCAGTCACCTTCTTCCAGGTGCCCCGCTCTTTGGGGTTGATTTCCATTCCGCATTCTTCGCAAGTAAATAGTGGTGGGAGTCCCGATGTGTTTTTCATACTTGGAATTGTACCAGCCCCAAACCCGTAAGTCAAGGATATATTTGAGCGTGGCGGGACGCATGAGAGGGGGGAGGGTCTCGCCCTCCCCTGTCTCACTCCGCGGTGTAAACCTCGATCACTCGCCCGCCGAATGGCAAGAGCCATACGGTGCCGAGGAAGGTCTCTACCCCGTCCGTCTCTAGGGCCGCCGTGGGGTCCCCATGAGAGTCACGCTTGCTAGGTATACCCACCGTGTAGGTAGCCTCACCCCTAGCGTCCTCCCAAAGGATGACCCTTTGAGCGTCTTGTTGCCAATCATTCAATGTTTGCATTGCACTGCCTTTCATTAGGTGATGACACTAGTATGGCATACACCTTACACCTTGTCAAATGCTAGCTGAGAACATCCTGAGAACGCCCTCAGACAAACCATACGGTGCATTTGACAGATTGCACCCTACATGGCATACTAGTGTTTCACCAAACGACAGGAGTTACAGTGACAAACAGAAACGACATAGTAGGAATGTGGCGGGCAGCCTGCCAAGCTGACCCAAGCTTTGACGAGCCGCTAGAAGAGTGGCTAGACCAATGGGAATGGCAACAGCAAGCCGTTCGCAAAGTGCAGGACGCATGGGGAGTGCAGGATAGTGATATCCCACCCGCATGGTTCGATCCCACGCTCTGTGGTGAGAGCTGGGATGGCGAATGAGTTGAGGGGGGCTACGGCCCCCCACCTCTTCGCGCCCGCACTTATGCGCCCCGCTACGAGAAGCTGCGCTAAGAACAACCAGGAGCCCCGCTAAATCACTTCACCAAGCAGTGAAGATCACAGCCCCGCCCCCAATTTCCCCCCAAAGCCTGACCCCTTTCTAAATTTCGGGGCTTTGGGACAACATGGGCACACACCCCTATCGGGACTGCGGAGGCGGGGGAAGGGCCGTAGCCCTTCCCCCCTTTTCCGTTAGCCGATTTCGCTGGCCATGATGGTCAGCTTTGCTGCCAACAGCTTGAGAGCCTCAGCCTGATCAGCTAGAGAGCCTTTCAGGAAGATGTTTGTGAAGGTTTTCTCTGCCGGGAAAGAGATTGACACAAACGGCTCAACGCGATCCCCCTTCACGAGGGTAATTGTTGCGTCTCTGACGGCTTCACGATCAACCCCGTGGATGTTGACGCTACCGTCAACATTGATGGACTTGATTTGGTCGCCTACTGTCATGTAGGCGGTTGCGGATGTACTCATGCTCTCTCCTTGTTGGTTGGTGTACTGCAACTGTACTCTATAGGGTGTACCCCGTCAAATCGTAGCTACAGCGAACCTGAGACCGCTCTCAGCTGCCGCTCATACTCGATTTGCATTGTGCTTTGTACTGTGCAATAATAGTGTTTCACCAACAGGAAAGAGCAGACATGCCAAACACACTCAACCGCTGCGATCAGTGTGAGGAACTCGTGCCAGAGGAACTCACAGAGGATGTCTACGGAAACGGGTTCTACTACTGCGATGAGTGCCACTACATCGACGTAGATGACGCTAGCGAGTGGGCGCAATTCGTCCACGACCACCGCCGAGGAGGTTACCTCGGCTAAGCGAAGGGGGGCCGCAAGGCCTCCCGCATTCGCGTTCCCACGGGGCTCCCACATACACGGCCACCCCAGGCGTCCCGCACCAAAAACTTGCACTCCACGCTATCGGGGCTGCGGGGAAGGTCCCACCCTTTCAGGTGGGACCCGCTCTCAGCCCCAGACCACATCCGTTTCGAGAACGTCCGCGAGCCTTGCGACTGCGATGACTTCCTTGACTCGCATTGCTGCCACGTTGATGAGTTGGCCGCCCGGAAATTGCACCGGAGGACACTCCGAAGCCTTAGAGAGAGCCTCGTCGGCATTGTCGAGCAGTACTGACGGAGCGCATTCGCCTTCTGCTTCGTCTCCGGGCATTGCACAGAGGCCGAAGAAGGCCATTGTGGTTACCCATGAGCTATAGCCCATTGAGGCTGGCTCAAAGCCTTCTGATGCGAGAGCATCGTACTGGCTTCTGGTTACTGATGGTTGGATTTGGACTCCCATTGGTAGGGCCTTTCGTTAGGTGAGATACCATTATGGCATGTACCCTGCACCTTGTCAAGTGTTGTCTGTGAGCGACTGAGGATTATCTCAGGTTGCCATGGCATGGGCTTGACAGACTGCACCCTATAGGGCATAATAGTGTTTCACCAACAAGAAAGGCCCACCATGGAAACCTACTACGAATACGAAGAGGATCAGTACCTCGCCGAACATGTCGACTGGATGGACGACTACGAAAGCGAAACACGCGACGAAGATGACTACGAAGAGTGGTGCTACGACTACTGCGAACAACGGGAGCCGGATGGCGACTGGGAATGCGACTGAGTCAACGGGGGGACTTCGGTCCCCCCAACCCAACCAAAGGAGGAAACGTAAAAAACGCCGCCGACTGGCGGAGAACAGACTGCGAGTCCACACCGGAAATTGACCTACCGGGGCTTCACGCCGAAACGGGGATGTGGCGCACAATGGAGTTCAACCAGTCACCAGGGGGCCGCAAGGCCCCCACTTTTCTATTCCCCAGCCCCGCTGAATCTTTCACACAAATCTGTTCACGGGGCTAAATAGCAAAAGCCTTTCGGCCCCCTGCACCGGTCACCACCAGTGCAGGGGAAGGGACTCGCTTCACAACAGCGGGTGAAGCAGAGCCCCGCCTGACCCCTTAGCTCTTGGCTAAGAGGTCACGGATATGGTCAGAGTTCGCAGGTGGAACTTCGTTGAACCCGTTCCCCTCTGTCTGATACAGGATGCGAGTAATTTCGTGGTGAAGGTAATCTGCGATTACTTGCGCAGCCTTTGGGTTATCTGGCAGTAGAGACTCTATGGCCTCATTGCCTAGGGTTACTAGGTTGATTATGTTTCGGGCTGGAGTTGCCATGTTTGTTCTTTCTGTTAGGTGATGAGTGTAAGTGTACACCCTAGGTGATGTCTTGTCAAGTTGTTGCGGGTCGCGCCCCTATGCCTAGGAACACAACCCGCCTACCGTACCGTCAAGCCCTGCAAATAGGCTCAAGAGGCTATAAAGCAATATAGACTCGATTAGTACGAACCCCTCACTATTGCTTTGCACACAAACGGTGAGGTAACAACGAACACTATTATTGCACACTATAGGCCACAACGCAAATCACGCTACAAGCAACCTGAGAGAGTTCTTAGACAACTCACGCAGTGGAGTTGACAGACTGCAAGGTGTATGGCATACTAGTGTTTCACCAACGAACAGGAGAAACAAATGATAGACATCAAAATTTGCTCAGACTGCGCAATGTGGGTAGCCAACCTCGATGACTCAGCAGTCGACAATGACGACAGAGGCAACGAGTACCGCCAACGCCGTGACGAAGGCCTAGAGTCCTTCAGCGGCTGCGTTGTGGTCAATATGGACGACGACGGCTACGGCTTCACTCATAACGGCTGCGACATATGCGGCCAGACTGGTCACCACGGCATCAGCGCCACAGTGTTCTGAGAGAACGGGAGAGGGGCGAAAGCCTCCCTCCCACTTTCTCGCGCCCACGGGACCCCCGCCACCCCCGACAACCGGCACGCCCCGCACACAACAAAAGTCAAGTCCACTCAACAAAAGTCAAGCAACGGGGCCAGCAAGCTGGGGAAGGCCGTAGCCCTCCCCTTGCTCACTCACCAGCCTCTCACGACTATCGAACCGTCACCGACTTCGACGACCGTTGTGTTGTGTCCTAGTTCTTCTAGGCTGTCGATCTCGTGGCCGGTGTCTTCAACGTACTCCTCAAAAGAGTCGTAGACGGCATAATCGCAGCGAAAACCAATGGGATCTAGTTCGATCCCTGGCTCATCAGCGAAGGTGTCTTCTAGGTAGTTGAAGAAGGCCACCGCTGCGTTGTAGGGCCAGTCAGCGAATTGCCGCATGGCTTGAGCGAAGTCTGATTCTGAAACTGTCTGATACATGTTGACTCTTTCTGTTAGGTGATAGGTACAACTATATAGGCTAGGTTGCTTGCCGTCAAATTGACTATAAGAGTTTCCTGAGAGCCGACTCAGCCTCACTCTAGCTACCGCTTGACAAGGTGCAACCTACATGGCATAATAGAGTTTCACCAACAAGGGAGCCACCAATGAATGCAAATTTGATCAACATCGACTGGGTAAACCAGTTCAGCGCAGTTCAACAGTTCGGAGCAGGACTAATCATAGCGTCCACAATCCTCTCAATCGACTGGCTAAGAAAGCGGTAACCGGAAGGGGGCGCAAGCCCTCTGTTCCCGCACGCCCCGCCACCCCAAACCCCTGGTCTCAGCAACGGGGCTCACCCACATCTTCCAGATAGCCACCTCACACATTTCAGGTAGCTACGTCCCGCCCGGATTGTTTGAACCTGGGCTATCGGGGCTGACGAAGCGGGAGAGGCCGAAGCCCCTCCCAGTCGCTCACCATTCTTGGACGACGATTGAACCGTCTCCAACCTCTAGAACTAGGGTGTGTTCTGCTAGTTCTTCGATGTTGGCGACGTTGTCGTGGCCGTAGTCGCTCTTGTAAGCGTCGAAACTAGCGTGGACACTGTAGGCACACCGGAAGGCGATGGGGTCTAGTTCGACCCCTGTGTCACCTTGACCGTAGCCAACTTCCCCGGCTACCTCTTCGATGTAGTCGAAGAGTACAACCGAGGCGCTATAGGGCCAGTCTGCGAATTCTCGCATGACTTGGGCAAAGTCTGATTCTGTTACGTTCTGGTACATGTTGGCTCTTTCTGTTAGGTGATAAGTGCAACTATACTTGACAGGTGCCACCCTGTCAAATTTAGGTGCATGAAACCTGAAGCCTTTCTCAGTTTGTTCTCTGTTCGTGACCTCCGAAACAGAGAACAGATTAGCTAAGAGCGTTCTCAGCTAGCCGACACGAAGACTTGACGCCTTGCACCCTATAAGCTACAATGATGTTTCACCTAACGAAAGGCAAACAATGAACCTAGACAAAGAAATATGGGAAGGGTGGACAGTCGCCGACTACGTCGGAGAACTTGAACCACTATTTGACATGATCATGAGCAACGGATCATGGCAGAAACCCTTCACCTCAAAGGCGCAAGTCAAAGAATGGTGCATGGACAACCAGCCCGGATACAAAAAGAACATCCCAGACGTCGTCAACTACCTCTGGGGGAAAACCTGCAACTAGCAGGCGGGGGCCGCAAGGCCCCCACCTTCTTACGCCCACGGGACTCACACCCCAAGCGACAAACACGACAGCCCCGCCGAAACATTCGGACAGGGCTTACTGCGGGACTCATGGTGAAATGAGGGAGCAGGTGGGGAGGCTCACCACAACCGTCCCCACCGCTTCACCTCGTTAGCAGGCTATCACCTCGAAGAGGTCTTGTGTGACTTCTCCTGGTAGCCCCGCTAAGGCTTAGATGTTATTCTCTTCCTCGCAAAGGGTTACTAAAATGGCATCTTCGTCTGCCTTTTCGTAGTATCCCATAATGTCTATGCCACCTGAGTCGATGAATCCTGTTTCCTCGATCCATGCAGGTGCTTCATATCTAAGACTTTCCCAGCGATAACCGGTGCTGCGGGCTGCCTCTTCGATCCAAAGGACCATCTGGGAAACAGCATCTTCTGGGTTGGCTGCATCAAACTTACATGACACGCTTACTGTGTATTCTTCAAGTTCTTCGTTCATCGTGTGGCTCCTTGTGTTGGTTGGTGTGTAATCATTGTAGCAGGCACCTGACAGCTTGTCAAGTACCTGCTACGGAATTACTTCCTTCTCTCAGCAAGCTCGTCACGAACGGCTGCCCAATTTTCCTGAGCTTCACGAACGGCTGCACGCTCAGCATCGACGATGTCCTGAGCGTTCCTGATACGAACGTAGGACGCTTCGATACGACGCTCTAAAACGCCTTCAGTGTATTCCAGCTCATCGGTTGTAGAATCTGCAATTCTACTCTCAAAGAATGTACTCATTGTTTCTTCTCTCTGCTAGGTGGTAGGTGTAACTATACACGGCACCCGCCTACCAGTCAAATCGACGTACTCGCATCCTGAGAAATCGCTCAGATTCTCAAGCAGTGGAGTTGACAGCTTGCACATTGCATGGCATACTAGTGTTTCACCTAGCAGAGAGAAGAAACAATGTACCAACTAGTTGGAGAATCCGACTTCGCACAATCCATGAGAACCTACGCAGGCTGGTCATACTCAGCCTCATGCGCGTTCTTCTGGTTCATGGAAGATAACGACAGCACAATCGACGGCTTCGGGATCGAACTTGATCCCATCGGCCTACGATGCGAGTTCAGCGTCTACGCAGACTTTGACGCTTACGCAGAGTGCTATCCATCTATGGCCACGCTGGACGACCTGAGGGAGAGCACCCTAGTCATCGAAGCAGATGACGGCTCTCTGGTCGTGCAAGACATCTAAGCGATTAGGGGACAGGCTCCGGCTTGTCCCCTTTTCTGCTGTAAAGACTTGACAAGCAGTGTACAACCATGTACAATAAGAACCATCACCTAGCAGAAAGAAGCAAACAATGGCAATCACCATTAGCAGTAACGGATACAGTGTCGGCGACCAAGTCGGCGACTCCCTAGCCTTCCTAGAACAATTCTGGCCAGCACTAGCAAAGCCAATCCTACTCAACCTGCCAGCATACGACCCCGAACTACCGGGCTACGATGACGAAGCACTTGACTGGATCATCGCAGACATCGAAGCGACCGACAAGGTTCGCTGGATCGAAGGCGAACCATGGGGAGTAATCCCAGCCGGGAACCTCGAATACCGACTCTGGAACTGGGAAGAGGAGTGAGGTGAGGGGCTCCGGCCCTTCCCCCAGTCCCGCTACCCGTTTTCCTGAACAACCAGGGCGGGGCTAAGCACGCTTTTGCACGCTTTTTGTGGGTACATATGCAGAACCGTGCCCAAATAGGCACGGTTCTGCTACCGATTAGCTGTCGGCGATAGGTGCCGGTGTAGTGCTAATTGTCTGGTACTTGGATGGGGCGACGCGAACGTCGTTAGCTACGGATAGGACATCCCAGCCAAGTTGCTCGTCTAGCGTCTCAGCAGCGATCTTGATGGCTACAGCATCGTCGTCGCAGGTTGCCCAAGTCTCAAGGATGAAGTCATCCCCGTAGAAGGTTACTGTCTTGTTTTCCATGTTGGCTCTTTCCTGTTAGGTGGTAGTTGTAACTATACTAGCTAGGCAACCTGCTGTCAACCTTTACTACAGACAAGCTGTGAGCGTTCTCAGCATTCATGACGCAAGACTTGACACTGTGGCCTGCAGGGTATAAGGTAGTGTTTCACCAACCAATAAGGAGCCACGATGGCAAAGCAGAAGAAAACCAAACAATCCACACGAACAGCCGAGATCGTTCTCGCAATCCGCACCCAAGCACATGAGCAGTACGTCGACGCACTTCGCGACGGTCGCCGCCAACGTGCCGCAACCTACCCAGACCGCCGCAAGGTGGCAAACAAGAAGGCTTGTCGCAGGTCAGCATACAGCTGACCTAGCGGCTAAGCCGCTTGCACCAGTCCCGCCTGGGCCACCAGGGATCTAGGCTGCCGGGGCTAAAAGCTTTTTGCTTCTCTGACCATCGGGGCTAAGGAGCAATTTTTGGTCCCTGGCTATCGGGGCTAAAGGCGCAGGAGGGGCCGAAGCCCCCCCCACAACCTGTTAGCCATATACCACCTCAGTGAAGCAGGCCACCTGAACAATCAGGTCTGCAAGGTCTGCGTCGATGTCGCCAGCCTCGTTCTCACGAACAGCAACAGCGATCTTATTGACGACCACGGGGTGGATGCCGCTAGTGTCTCCACCGATAATCTGCTCAATCGCTTCCTGCACGTCCGTTGGCGTGATTGGGTAGCGTTGGCCATCTTCCATGTCGTGGAAAGTGGCGTGAGTGTTCTCATCGGCGTGCGAGTAATCGTCCACTTCCGCCCAGTAGTTACTGCCACCTTCGGCGGCTGTGACGATGATGTCGGATAGGAATTGTGTGTCCATTGCTTGGCTCCTTGTGTTGGTTGGTATGTAGTCATTGTAGGGTATAGAACGTATCCTGTCAAGCCTTGTCACAGGAAGCCTGATAACGCTCTCAGAATGCCTGACACATATACTTGACAAGATGCTTTAGGTAAAGTACTATGAGTACACATCAACGAACAAGGAGCCACATGAGATCCCTACAAGACCTACTAAAATTGTTACGAGGCCTACCAGAGGTCGCAAACCTGCAAGATGCATTCACGTTGCTAGACCGTTCTATCGTAACGATAACGGAATACGAACAGCTTGAAAGCGAATGTAGACGCAGAGCCAGAGAACTCAAGTTCTGTCTTGACTCCCTCGGAATCAAATACGAATCCGCCTGGGGAGAACATCACTCTTGGTCAGTCTACCTAGCCACCAACGACTGCACCGTGAAAGGTGCACCCCTAACAGGACCAGTCATCGCAGACTGCCGAGCATCCCAGCTAATGACAAGCTTCAGTCGAATCTAGCGAGGGTCCGTCCGAAAGGGCGGGCTCTTCACCAGCCCCGGACGCCCAATGCTGTAGCGGGACTATCGTATGCCCTGGTCGCACGATGAGGCTGGCAGGCCCCGCTTCGGGCGGGGAGGCTTGGGGGCCGAAGCCCCCGTTGCCTTACCAGCCGACACCTTGTCGCCCTGCCGCTATGCGATCCTCGTAGATCTCGTGGATGCTCATGATCCAGTCAAACGCTTCTGCGATGTCACGAGCGTCTTTGCAGTGTTCCCAGACTTGTTCGTCTTCCCAGCACTCGTCGATGACTGAGCAGCTTCCGCTGCCGATGATCTGGTTTCCTCGGATGAATTTGATTAGCTCTTGCTTGTCCATTGCTTTCCTCTTTCTTGTAGGTGATAGGTGTAACTGTACATGGTAACGGCCTGCCAGTCAAATCGTTGCACAAGAACCCTGTGGACGCTATCAGGTTTCCGAGCAGTGGGGTTGACACAGTGTAGCTTGTATGGCATAATAAATAGACATCAACCAACAGGAGCTAAACAATGAGAATCAACGACACATGGCGAGACGTAAACTCGGGAACGGTAATCGACCGCATTGCCGAACTGGGAGCGATCAGTCTTGCCGACGCAGATGAGAACGACTCAATCGAACTGGCAGAACTACAGAATCTCGATCAACAAGGACGCGAGATTGTGGGCTGGGCCGAAGGCTACGTCATGCTAATCAAGGACGGCTACATGGAAGACCACGCTCAAGAGCGAGCAGAAGAAGAGGGCAAAATTAGCTTCAACGAGTGGCCAGCAACGGCCATTGACTGGCATCAAGCAGCAGAAGAACTCAAGTTCTCCTACGGCTACATCCCAGTCGACTTTTTCAACAGCACCTACTGGGTCGTCAAGTAAGAAACCTCTCAGCGCCCCCTTGACAAACCGTCATGGGGGCGCTACAATGTACACATACCACCTAACAGAAGGAGCCAAACATGCCAAACTGGTGTGAGAACACATTACAAATCAAAGGACCAATCACAGACCTAGAAGACATGGTCAACAAACTTGACCAAGTCGAAGCCAACGCACTACTAGAGGTCTTCGCCCCAATCGGCGACTGGGACTACGACAAAGCCACCAAATCCTGGGGCACCAAATGGGACGTAGAATACAACGTCTCTGACGCAATGGACGCAGAAGACGGCCAAGCCATCCTCGTCATGGGCTTCGCCTCCGCATGGGGGCCACCCGTCGAAGGAATCCAAACGTGGTCAAAGTTGTACCCAGATACGATGTTCCGCATCGCATACTCAGAATCAGGAATGTGCTTCTGGGGAGTTGAAATCATCCAAGATGGTGAAATCATCTCAAGCAACACTGGTGACATCCCAGACTTCCTCCCATTTGAGAGGCAGGGCGGCCCCACCGACGACGACTACCAGAAAGCATGGGACCTACAAGAAGCATGGGTAGATACAACCCTCCAACAAGGGGCGTTCACATGAGCGGACGCCAATGGCTTCTAGCCGAAAACTTCGCGCTAGAAGCCAAAATCCAGAAGGTAGATCCCGTACTACTCATCCAAGCAATAGCTGACCTAAACGGACTCCTGTTAGGAGTAGCTAAACCCAAGCAAAGCAAAGAACAAATTACTCCTTGAGAGAGGAAGCGAGTTTCAAGCCTGAGACCTATGCCCACCACCACCAAAAAGGTGGAGAAGGGGCATAGGTCAATCACTCCCATCGGAGTCGCTTCGTCACGAAGCCATCGAAATACGGTGTCGGGTATTATCCGATCACATTACCGGCATATGTTTGCGGGGCTTGGCGCTAATATATTTATGCGCACGAAAGCATTCGTTCGGCTCGGGCATCCTTTATCCGACTGCCCGCAAACGCGAGATTTGCAGACGTCCCGCTTAATGGGAACGTCTGCGGCATGCCCCTCTAACGGGCGACTGTACCGACGGCTAACCGGCCCCCCAGGTTTAAGACTCGGGGCTGTCTGTGTTTGCTTCACGTTTTGTGTAGCGGCAGGGACTGTAGCACCGTGTTTTGTCGCGTGTTGGATACTTTGATTAATATGTTTTTCCTCAGTTTGCTCAGACGGTCAATTTGACGTATTGCCTTAACTGGTGTAGAGTGATACCACTACCTACTACAGCAATGAAGGAGCCAAACATGACTTACATCGATCAAGCGTTTGCAAAAATGATTGAAGCCGGACTTGAAGAAGTGGAAAGAACCACCGAGAAAGTCTCAGTGCCGGACGGCATCTGGGCACCGAACTCCCGATGGGAATACGGTGACGACGAGGGACCAGAATGGCCTTTCTCGAAGTTTGAGGAGATCTACGTCGTCACAGCCTCTGGCTACAGGTATGAGATCACTCCAGTGATCCTGCCGGACTACTGGCGCATCGCGATCCTCGTCCTGTCGCCCGACGTAGGTGATGTACTTAACCTAGGCCTTCCAGCAGGTAACGACATGGATCTGGCCGTTGAGATTAAGGATGACGAGGTTGAGTTTGCCATGGATCTGGCGGTGGCCGTAGCTGTCGAAGAAATCTCGACTCAGCTTCATAAGGCATTGGAGACGGACGTTGTTCGTCAGGCGAATGCTTTGGTTGCCAAGTTTCGGGAGTCGGCCAATCAACATTTTGATGCAAGCTGGCGGAAGTAGTCGAATAAATCCCTTGACAGCCTGATCTAAACAAGCTACAATAAGAACCTAACTACCACACGAAAGAGCCAAAATGCACACACCACAAGGTACAAGATCAATCTCCGTATGGGGAGCAAGAGGAGGCATGGGCTGCACCACGACAGCACTCCTACTAGCCAAAACAGGGCTAACCGCCATCGTCTACGACCAGATACACAACGGTGGGTTCGACATCCCCACCAAAGAAAGCAAATGGTCAGAAACCCCAGGGCCATGGGAACTCGAAATCAGTGACCGTGGACCAATCTCCGAAGAAAGCCGATGGGACCTTGCAGACCTAAACTACATCGTCCTACGCGGCCCATCCTTCCTCGGACTTGCAAGCATCGTCGAACTAGCCGAGTACTGGATACCATCAGCACACACCATCAGTGTCATCGTCCTAGAAGACGAACATTCAATTCTGACTGTCGAAGAAGTATCAGCAGTGCTTCACAACGTCAAAGTCACCTCAATGCCACTAACCCCAGCTATCGCAAGGCTTAGCGACAGAGGCATGATCTGCGACATCCCCACGATGGCAGACGAACCACAACTAGTCGAAATGCTAATCAAGTAATCCGGCTGGGGCTTCGGCCCCAGCCACACCAAATCGCCTACAATGGTGACACCCGACAAGGAGTCCCGATGCCCGACATTCCCCCAAACAGCTCTCAACTATTCGTCTCCGACTGGCTTGGTACAAACTACAAGGCATGGGAAATCACAGACGCCCTAAGAGAGCTAGCCTCAGAATTTGGTTTAGATGCCGACGATGTTGTCGGGACTGGTATACGGGTTGTTAAACTCCAGGCTTCGAAAAGCCTTGAAACTGATGACGACAAATTTTGGTATGAAAGCAGCAACGACACATATGCGTCCCGGGATATCTGGGCTGTTGTAGAAGGAAGTCCCGTTAACGCTGTGATTCTTTACCTTGATATAGAAGCTAATGAATTGAAGGCTAATGCTTGGGCTGAGAGGGAAAGGTTCAGGCGACTGAACCCTTAAGGAGTCCCGTATATGGTTCTAGATCCGTTCACGTTTTTTTTAGTAAGCCTTGCCGTTTATCGTGTTGTTAGGTTTTGCCTGTACGACAGTTTGATAGCCCCGCTCAGGGATCGCCTGTTTGAGGGTTTGTCTTTTGATCGTGAGTATGACGACGGGACTGTTGAGTTGTTTGGTCGTCCTGGGTTGCGGGGCTGGTTTTTTTCTTTGTTGTCTTGTTATTGGTGTTTTGGGGTTTGGGTTGCGGGGCTGTTTAGTTTGGTTTGGGTTGTGTGGGGTGGTTTGGGTTGCGGGGCTGGTGTTGTGGTTTGGTTGGCTTTGTCTGTTGTCGGGGCTTGGTTGCGTATGTTTGAGCTTTTGGTTGTGGGTTTTATTGACTGAGAGTTTTGTCAGGTTTCTGGGCAGACGATTTGACGTATCCTTGCTTGCAGTGTACAGTGGGTACACATCAACCAACAAGGAGCCATACAATGTCATACATTTACAACACACTTACACTCTCTGGTAGCAACGACACAATCACAAAGTTCGTCCTTGCTATCAACGACAACAAGAACACACTGCGCAACACATGGTCTGTTCTTGGAACACACCTACCAGAGTGGCATCACCCTGATGAGGCTAACGACCCATTCTATGTGGAAGACGGTCACGCCTATATCAACACTTGCACCACGTTTATGGCCCCTACGGGCGCTCTACAGAAGGTGTCGGTCAACTTCCCTAACTTGACCTTCTCTAATTACTTTACGGAAGAGTCAGATGCCTTTGCTGGTTACGCTGTAATCAAGGACGGTGTGGTCTTGGATGTCTACGATGAGGATCAGCCTGATTTTGAGTGGGACGATAATCCTGATTCCGATAATGAGGATTTTTATGACCAGATCAGCGAATGGCAACGTGGCATCGAGGATCGCTGTTACAACAGTGCCGAGAACGTAAAGTCCTAATAAGAACCTTCACAGCACCCCTTTGACAGACCGTCAGGGGGGTGCTACAGTGTACACATACCAACTACTAAGGAGCTAAACAATGCCTACAACCTACATGACACTAGTACTATCCGACGACACCGAATTTTGTAAGCCTTTCATTGGAAGAGCACGCCCTGACGAGGTAATCGTGGTCGGTGGCATCGATCAGCAAGTCAACGTCAACATTCATGCCACAAAGGATCAGTGGGCGGCATTAGCAGTCTATTGCCTACAGTGTGTAGAAGCACTAGTGCTGGATGAAGCAAAATGAACACAGACATCTACGGAAACCAAATCACTACACACTCGCTAAACATCGACTGGAACTTGCTAGCTAAGCAAAAGAAGCTAGTTCTAGACTTTCTAAATAGTGAGAGTCCAACACAATTTGCCGACGTATGGAACAACAGCGACGGCCAGGATCTGATGGATGGACTCTTAAACGTCCTTGACAGCTTGCAAGATCAAGCCGCAGAAGAGCTTGGCGAAGAAGCCGTATTTGGGCCATGGTGGAATTACCGAACGCCTACCCATAAAATTGTCTGGTCAGAAGGACATGGCTTTGTCGAAGATGAACAATTTTTTACAAACATTATGGATGCGAAGAATTACAAGGCCGAACACCCATTGGGCAAGTTTGCGTCTGTGGTTCCCATACCTGACGGAAGCGGCTTAATCTGAGAGGATCCTCAGGTTCAGCCGCTTGCGATTTGCGCCAACATGCATTGCCATGTACGATGTACACATACCAACCAACAAGGAGCCACAATGCTAAAGCCACAACAACTAGAACAGCACCTATCCCAACTAACAGAACTAGCAGAATCTGACCTAATGAGCGCTAAAGAGGCAAACAGCTTCTACGCACAAGTGAGGGTCCTATTCGGTTTCAAGCCACTAGCAGGGTTTTTTCTTTCAACAGAGAAAGATATCGCCAAGCTAGACGTGGGAACGGGCCGCCACCTAATCGGCCTATCTCTCCCACCGGCCACATCCTCTGGTCTTGCCAACACTTGCGCATTCGAAGACGACTGTCTGACAAAGTGCGTAGGCGTAGGCGGTTCGAATCGCTTCAGTAGCGCTTCTAACGGCAAGGCGGCCAGACTGCAATTGTTTATCGACAATCCCCAGGCCGCGCTAGCGTTGCTAGTAGGCGGGATCGATAAGGCAGTAGCTAACCATGGTGCCGAGAATGTAGCCGTTCGATTGAATATCTATTCGGATCTTAGGTGGGAACGCATTCTGCCAAATTGGTTCTGGACACGCTTTGCAAACGTAGTCTTCTACGATTACACAAAGCATCCTCTGGCCAGTCGACCAGTAGCAACTATTCCAGCTAATTACAAGCTGACATACTCTGTTAGCAAGCGGTCGACGGTATGGCAAGTGTCTAACCAGCGTAACGCAGGACGGCCAGTAGCGGTCGTTATCGATACCCGTGGCGGTAAGGTCAAGGGGACCGATAAGTACCGTGATTTGCCGCTTGAGGCAGACGGTGTGACCATCGTCGACGGTGACGCTAGTGATCGTCGCTATGAAGATCCTGCTGGCGCTTTAGTTCTTCTACGTCGGAAGAATGGTCTGCCCGCATCTGATCCTCTGGTTCGGAATGCGGAGCAATTGGAAGCAATGCTTTCCTAAGAACCTTCACAGGTGGCGGGTGGAATCACTTGACGAGAGTGGTTTCACCCGCTATCATGTACACATACCAACTACTAAGGAGCTAGCAATGAGACCACAAAAAACACTAAGAGAACTAGTCGGAATCATAATGGTTCCATCTCACGAGCTTGAAGAGCTCATCTTGGACGCTTACGCCGACGAAATTGAGAAGGCCGTACAAACAGCAATCTCTGACCAGATCAGCGAAGAAGTTCGAGATGCGGGGCTCTACGAGATCACAGATCAAAACATTCTGTGTAGTGACCATAGCGAGCCTTTCACTTGGCACGCTGTTGTTAGTTACGATGAGCCACTTGACCCCGAGTCTGAGTCTGTGAACGACTTTTACATGCCGACCCAGGAGGGTGATATGGCCGTGGAAGCTGCTGTGCGCAAGGTTCTGGGATCTAAGTCGATTGAAGGCGCAATGTATTATGTCCAGCTAGAAGTAGCTGAACAGGGGTTTGATCAGTGCAATGCCGTTTATGGCATAGATGTTGCTATGAGGATTCGTGCCGTCTTGAATGGGACTCAGCGCCTGTACGTCGCAATGTAAAGCTGAGTGGCCTCACAGCTAGTGGGGCCACTCACTTGACCATCTATTATCTATCTGTTACCATGTACACATGACAAACAACGAGGAGCCAACAATGATTGACGAAGAGACAGACCTACCAATCGACACAACCGAACCAAGGTTCCCAGAAGTAGAACTTACGGTTGACATCTTTGGAACAGAAGGAAACGCCTTCTTTCTTATCAGCAAGGTGCGTAGGGAGCTGGCATATCACGATGCGAGCGAAGAGGAAGTCGAAGAGTTTGATAAGGAAGCCAAGTCTGGCGATTACCAGAATGTGCTTGACACAATTGGTAGGTGGATTACCTTTACTTACTTTCCAGAGCCTTTCTAAGAACCTTCTCAGTGTCCCCCTTGACAAGCAGTCGGGGGGACACTACAATGTACACATACCAACCAACAAGGAGCCAAAACAATGGAAATACGATTCGAACTATGGCAAGCATTCGACGATGAAGACTTCTTCTCCCGTCGCACACCCTGCCCAATGCGCCCACAATACTCAGGAATGATCGAATTCAATGCCGGACCAGACGGCAAGCTGCCAGTCTACCCAACACTCGACAAGCTGTTCGAGATGTTCAACATCAACCACCCCCACGACTTCACCGGACACTCATTGAGCGTTCACGACATCGTCGTCCTAGGTGAAACGTCTTACCAGTGCATGCCAATCGGATGGGAAATCTGCTCAGCACCTTCAATCAAAGGGCCAGCAGACGTTGTTGAACTGCCCTTCATGGACCCTCGGGCCACAGTCTGTGGACACTGCAGACGAGGATGGGACGACACCGTAGCCACAGGCTGGACACCCGTACCATCCGGCAGGTGCCCATTCGAGTACGAGCATGAGTACGAGGATGACTAATCCTGGGCACGTCCGGGGCTGGTCGCATTATCGACACTAGCCCCCGACGGCCTGCACTGGGCGAGCCACACGCCCGCCATTAGGGTAGCCGACAAAATGCCCCCTGAGCGAATACTTATTAACTTTGTTCAACAAATTGACTAAAGTCCTACATTTTGCTATCATGTACACATACCAACTACTAAGGAGCTAACAATGCTTTATAACAACTACACAGTAATGCCCTCACATTCTTCCAATTTGGAAAACGTCGAATTTATCAACGTTGACTCAGGCCTAAATGAGAGCACCGGCTATACCGCCACGATCACATTCACCGACCTGCCAGACAACCTACTGACGGGATTCGAGGTCCAACGAGCCATCTCTCAGGCCCTCCAAAATGACGAATACCATCTGATGGTAACTTGCTTCGGGCCAGAGGCTCCGCTGAGCGACGAAATCTTCGGTCAGATCTTCGAGGGTTACCTCACAGCAGCCGCATGGCTATCCGTTGACGACACTGGGGCTGGAACTTTCATGCAGTCCGGCAACTTCGACGAGCGAGCAAGAACGCATGCTCTGGGCGAGCTACAGGATTTCCTGGGCCTAGCCTCTGTCGATGTTAGGGAATACCTTTCAACGAATCAGCCAGAGCAACTAGGGCACGATTTCTTCCTAACTCGGAATCGTCACGGTGCCGGATTCTGGGATCGTGGACTAGGTGACCTTGGTCAACGTCTTACCGAGGCTTCCCATACTTATGGTGAGACCAATTACTACGTTGACGAGACCGGTAACATTACGTCTTACTGAGAATTCTGTCAGGTTGCATCACATCCTGTGCTCTGCTTCAGCCCCTGACAGCTAGGGTCAGATCGGCTCCCCGCTGGTCTGGCCCGACTTGACAAAGCAAATACTACCTGCTATTATGTACACATACCAACCAACAAGGAGCCAGCAATGAACGAAGTAATCGCAGTATTCAGCCAGAGTGAGCTTACTAGACTCAAATTGGCCGTCATGGACAGAAGAGACAAGCTAAGAGAATGCGCAGACCCAAGGTCTTCAGACATGGAAGAGCTTGGAGAGAAGCTGAATCAAATAGAAAGTCGAAATGACATGCGGGATCGGGCAGATCAATGGGATCTACTTGAGGCTATAGAGAAGTCCGATTACTTCGCCATCAAAGCAGAGGCTAGAGCCCAGTCAATGCCAATTTGACAAAGTGGCTAGTAGCTGCTACACTGTACACATACCAACAAACACAAGGAGCCAGTAATGAACGTAAACGAATTTTTAGAAGCAGTAATGACACCGCAATACCATGCGGCCATCCAAGAAGTCTTCGAGACAATCCTGCCCGAGATGTACGACGGCACACTGCCCGACACGATTCTGGCAGCCATGCAAGACATCAGCTGGGAATTTGGAATCGAATTCAACGGGGAGATGCTGTAATGTCTAACAAATATGAAGTATCAGTACATACGCCACACCCAAGCATGGAAAATCGCCTTGCACCGGGCTACTGGCGAGCAAACCAAGAGAATGTTGACCAAATGTTCGATGCAGGAGCAACAGAAATAGGTCTTTATGTTGTTCTAGATGGCGGCAACCGCAGATTTGTGAAGCGGATTTCTGAAGCTTCACGATTTGCTGACGCTCTACGCTTTGCGTACAAGCGGTACGCTCCTTCTAGTTCTAGAAGAGCATTTTCTTAAGAACGTTCCTGATCCCTATACCCGATCAGGAGCTAGTCCTCGGCACCACTGGCCTCCTCTCTCTCAGAGGTGCCGGGGCTATTTTTAAAAGAGCTTGACCCCGCCCTAGCGTACCGTCCTACGCTACGGTGGTGCGGTCAGCATCAGCAACGCGGGGGGAAGTCGATGGCTCCTCTTCCCTCCGCCTTGCTATTTCCAGAATCTGATGAACCCGTTGGCGTGATAGACCATAGGTCTCCCCAATGACTTGCAAGGTCACACCACTTGACCGCATCGCCACAATCTCAGTGTTACGGCCTGACTTAGACTTAGGACCAGGCTGAAGAACCCAAGCCCAATCTGCGCGGCCTTCAAGAGCAATGATCATGTCTTGCTGTAGCTCGCCTAGGCGGTAGTATGTGCGAATCGAGGATACCCACCGCCCTAGTGGTACAGTGCCCTCCATGTGCTTCACAGGGACTCTAGCGGTGCCTTCTCGGTCGATATAGGTATCAAGTGCTTCTAGGTACTTTGTTGCTTTGTTTAGTGATTTCATACTGCCATGTTACATCATCTAGATGACTTTGTAAAGCCATACCGCAGCATCAACTTGACAACCCCTGTTTCAACATATACAATACCCACCTACAACAAACGAAAAGAGCCAAATGGAATTCATCCTAGCTGAACTAAACAACGAAGAAACGCAATCATCAGCACTCGTAGTCGCCGCACCAAAAGCAGAAGACTCCAGACAAAAAATGATTGCCTACCCCACACCCCTAACCCCAGACTACGAAATGCGATTCATCATCGCCATCGACGACAACATCGTCAACGAAGTAATCGAACGAGACGCAGAAAACGGTGACACACAATCATGGGATCGCATGATGGAAGCAGCCTGCTCCCTCGCCCAACACAACACCGAAACCCAACTCAAAGCAAAACAATGGTCCATCCACGAACAGGACAACAAAAATGACTACAACGAATAAAGAAACACAAGAAACACAAGACACCAACCAACACGTCGCAACCGTATTCGAATACTGGGTATCCAAAACATGGACAGGCCGCGGTGTCTACCCCGTACTCTCAGAAAAGCGACGCAAACTAATCCAACGCTGCATCAAAACCTACGGATTCGAAGCAGCCCTAGCAGTAGTAGACGGAGCCATAGCCTCAGACTGGCACACAGGGTCAAACCCAAGTGGCAAACGCTACCTCTCCATCGAACTACTCTACCGAGACGCAGAACACATCGAGTCATTCGTCGAAAACGCAGAAGAAGCCAACGGAGAACCCTTCTAATGAACAAAGAAGAAACAGTCGCAATCGTCGAACGCGTCTGGGCATCATGGGGGTCCCGACCCGAAAACCCAGAAGAACGCAAACAAACCTACGCCGCATGGTTCGAAATCCTCAGCGACATCGAACGGGACCTCGTAGCACAAACTGTCAACGACCTCATCACGGCAGACGGCTACAAGCCCCGACCAGGGACAGTGCGCCGCAAAGTGCTCCTCAAAGGCAGAGAAGCCCCGACAAAGGCCGAAGCATGGAACGAAGCGCAGAAGCTTCGCCAGTCGCTCCTCACCGGAAACAACGCCCCGGCAGTCCACCCACTTACCCTAGCTACAATAAACAAGATTGGGTCCGTCGCCGATCTCAACACCGGGGCTGACAGAGAGTTCTTCCTCAACACCTACACCGAAACCGTCAACGCCTGGGAAGCAGAGATAACGGGACTATGAACCCAATAGACACAGTACTAACTAGCCTCCAAGGAGTGAAAAAAGTTGGAGAATCAGCATGGTCAGCAAAATGCCCGTGCCGTAACGACGACGACAACCCCAGCCTTTCCATCGGAATAGGCCGAGACAACAGGGTTCTACTTAACTGCCACCGCGGTAACGGCGGCTGCGACACCAACCAAATCTGCGACTCAATAGGACTAACCATGACAGACCTCTACGAAAAGAAATCAGAGCCACGAGAAACCCTCACGCTCACCAACACCTACCTGTACACCAACGAAGAAGGCGAAGTCCTTTTCCGCAAACTCCGATTCAAAGACAGTGCAGGTAAAAAAACTTTCCGGCAGCAACACCCAGAAGGAAACGAATGGGTCTCAGGGCGCGCCGGGGCTGACCCCGTCCTCTACCGTCTACCCGCAGTCAAACAAGCCATCTCCGACCGTGCCGACATCTGGGTATGCGAAGGCGAAAAAGATGTCGACGCAGTAACCGAAGCGGGACGGTGCGGAACAACAATGCCCGACGGGGCTGGCAAATGGAAACCAATCCACACAGCCCAAATTGCCGGGGCTCGCAGGGTAGTTATCGTCGCAGATAACGACCCCATCGGGACTGAGCACGCATGGGCCGTACACGACGCCATCGTCGGGGCTGTCGAGAAAGTCATTGTCGTCTCAGCCCCGCAAGGCAAAGATGCTTACGATTTTATTCACGTTCACCGGGGCGACCTAGCCGACATGGCACCGCTTGCCCGTCCCGGAGAAACCCAAATTGAAATCCCCACCGGGACTGACGAGTTCAGTGAGATCGCCAGGGGGATCGCAGACCTCGTAAAGTCCGACGCCCCGCTCACATCCAAATTGATGAGAGCCAGGAACCTGATTGATCGTGCCGAGGTAGATGGCATTCAGCAGGATGGCAGGCTTGTCACCTGGACTGACTTCGTAAACGAAATTGAAGACGACAAATATGATTGGGTTATCCCAGGGGTTCTCGAACGGCAAGAACGAGTGATCGTCGTCGCCGCCGAAGGTGTAGGTAAAACAACTCTTGCCCGTCAAATTGCGATTTGTACCGCAGCAGGGATACAGCCATTCACCCGATCAGGGATGGCCCCCATCAGAACACTGTTCGTCGACCTCGAAAACCCTGAAAGAATTATCAGGAGAATGTCCAGGAAGATTGTTGCAGCAGCAGAACACTACCGGCCCCACAAAGGAGCCCCAATCAACGCACACCTCCTCATGAAACCCGACGGGATGAATCTCCTCGAAGCAGCAGACCGCATCCTCCTAGAAGAAACCATCGAACGAACCCAACCAGACCTGCTAGTCCTGGGGCCCCTGTACAAATCGTTTATCGATCCAGGCGGCAAAACATCCGAATCGGTCGCAGTCGCAGTAGCCAAATATCTTGACTACATCAGGTGGACATACGACTGTGCACTCTGGTTAGAACACCACGCCCCGCTAGGCGGTTCCGGTGGCAGAGACATGCGCCCCTTCGGTTCCGCTGTGTGGTCCCGCTGGCCCGAATTCGGTTTGACAATCGAACCCGATCTCACCTCAGCTGAAGTAAACCATTTTAAGATTGGCACTTTCCGAGGCTCACGGGACGTCCGCCACTGGCCAACCAAAATGCGGTGGGGATCGACACTCCCATTCGAAGCTTTAGAGTATTCGACAACCGGCGACAATTGATGTAAACTCTGATCATGTCTGACGCCATGTCAAGAGAATTCCTCGCAGAGCGGGATCTCATGATCCTCCAAATGAAAAAAGCCGGAGCATCAGAATCCGAAATCGCCAAACGATTCCGCATCGGACTAGGCGCAGTCAGATCCGCGTTACAACGCCAACTAGAACAACTCAACCGGCAAGCCATGCTCGCCTACCCAGAAGTCCTACGAATGGAACTAGAACGCCTGGACTCCCTCCAGAAAGCCCTGTGGCCCCTCACACAGATGAGACGGGTAACTACCGACGACGGCTCCGAAGTCACGTTAGAACCCGATATAAGGGCCACACAGCAAGTTCTGGCGATCATGGCGAGCAGAGCAAAACTTATGGGACTAGAACAAGCATCCAAAATGGACATCAGAGTCGACGTACCCCAAGTCAACACACCCCAACTACACGGGGCTCAACAAGCCGAAAGCATCACAACGTTCAGCCCCGAAAACGAAGCACGCCAACTCCTCGGCCTCATGATCCAAGCCGGAGTTATGGACGATTCCGTAGAACACCTCCTAGCAATAGAAGCCCCGGTAGATGTAGAAGACGCCGAAATTGTAGAACAAGTAGAACAAGAGGAAACATGAGCCCCGACGAACCCGTCATCTACAACGACAACCTGGGTCCCGCAATGGACAAAGTCGCCGAAACCCTAAACCCCACCATAAGCAAACCAGGCAAAAAAGGCAGCCCCGCCCAAGCACAAATCCTCGTAAGAGTAACCACAGAAACCCGGGACCGCTGGAAACAAGCCGCAGAACACTCAGGCAAACCAGTCTCAGACTTCATCAGAGACCTCGTCAACGGGGCTGCCGACGAAATCCTCGACTGCTCCCACCCACAAAACATGAGACGCTGGAACATCCGCCACGAATACTGCCTCAAATGCGGGAAACAACTCCGATGATGCCCCGCAGACCAGGCCGACCCCCAGAAGCCCCGACAAAAGAAATCTGTGCGATAACCCTGAGAGTCCCGGCAGCAGTCAAAACACACCTGATAGAACAATCAGAAGCCCTGGATATTTCTATTAACGAATATATGATTATGCTTATAGAGCGTTCTAGGTGAGTCGGGTTCCTGAGAGGGCTACGACCGAAGGGCAAGTGTACCTACAGATCAGACTACCTGGGAAGCTTAAGAACCAGGTCATCGACAACGCTGAGAGCTCAAACGTCAGCCTCAACGCCTGGCTGTTGCAAGCCATCCAGAACATGCTCAGAGACGGCATGCCCGCACCAGCACCCCTGGCTCCGTTGCCTACGCATGTGGATGTGCTGAGGGCGTACTTATCTGGGGAAACTCTTATGGGCCCCTGTGGTCAGTTGGCCACCGACTGTGACGCTGTGAACGGTAACAGGTTGACAGCTGATATGAGCTGTCAATGGTGCCAGACATGCGGCATCCGTCTCACCTGAGGACTCGCATAGTTTTCACCTGTGTAAACATTCAGTACCGTTAACATCTCACTCACAGTGACCAAACCGAACTTACCCGCCCGTGGCCCCACCCCATAAAACCACACACCGTCACAAAACTTCCAACAAAAACCACACACCGTCACAAAAACCCACACACAGTCACAAAACCCAACTACTAATCTCCTACTAACCAACATCAAATTAGTAACAACCTAACAACCACACCCACCCCGACGACCCTCACGCACCACCTGAGACCCCCCAGGAGGCAAAACAGACACCACCCTCACAACCACACCACCCACCTCATCAGCCTTCTCCTCAGCCCGAACCCTGGACCCAGACAAAAACTCGCCACCCCCAGGGAGATCCACACGGTACATGGTGACCTTCTGCTGTTTCACCGGTTATCCCCCCATACCCCGGCGATAGTAGTCCTAGAGGGTCTGATGCCAAGGCGTTTCTGCTCTTTGTCTATCTGCCTGGAGGTCATCATGGCCCACACGCCGTGCATGTCTGCTGCTGGGAATTCGAGTGCGTAGTCTCTACATTGTCGGAGTACTGGGCATTGTTTGCATATTGCTCTTGCTTCGGTGATGTATGAGATGTCTTTGTGTTGTTTGGGGAAGAATTTGTTTTGTTTGCCTTTGCAGTTGGCTTGTTCTGTCCAGTGGTCTTTGTGGGCTTTTGTGTGTATATCAGTTTTGGGTGTGTTTGTGGTGTGGTGTTTTTTGTTTATGTTTGTTAACGGGTTCATAGTGTTGTTCCGTGTTCCCGTGTGTTGGTCATTTTGGGTGTTGTTTTCTTTTCGTGGAGGTTATTTGCGGATTGTTCTGATTTGGTGGATGCATCCTATTGGGATGACTATTCCGTTTCCGTGTTGTTGTCCTGTGAGGGATGCGATTACTTTAATGTATGTGTCGGTTTTTTCCCATAGGTAGCCGATGGTGAGTGCTTTGGGGGGTTGGATGTTGTGTGTGGTGTCTGGGTCTTCCCAGGATGAGGCTCCTAGTGAGGCTGCGTCTATCCATAGGATTTCTACTAGGGTTGCTGTGCCGTGTTTGGGTTTTGTTGTTTCCCAGGCGTGGTCTAGTATTGATTGTGTTTTTTCTGTTGGTGTTGTCATTGGAGTATGTTGAGTCCTCCCCATCCGTCTTCGTTGACGATGAGGCTGAGGGTTCCTGCGGCTGTTGTTGTTCCGTGGGCGTTTGCCCAGTATTCGCCTACTTTGGTTAGGGATGGGGCGATGAGTAGTAGTCGGCCTTCTTGTTCTTTGATGTTGAGGTGGTGGAAGTGTCCTGAGATGAGGATGTTTGCGTCTGCTAGGGATGGGATGGCTCTTCCCATTGCGTGTTTGGTCCACCAGTCCCATAGTGTGGGTACTGCACCGTTTTTGGGTTTGGGTGTGTGTCCGTGGGTGAATGCGATGGTTTGGCCTGATACGCGGATTGCTAGTGCTATTTCTGATGCGGCTAGTCTGAAGCCGACGTTGTCGATTGATTCTGTTGCTGCGATGATTTCTGCTACTTGTTCGAAGACTGAGACGTCGTCGTTGTCGTTGATTGTTGTGTAGGCTTTGCCGTTTTTGCGGTTTTCGCCGTGGTTTCCTGGTACTGCTGCGACTTGGATTTGTTCGGCGTGTTTGGCTGTTTGGACGATGATGTCTCGGATGCCTCTGCGGACTACTCGTGTTTGTTCTCTTCGGTCTAGTTCGACTGTGAATGCTTGGTTGGGGTAGTAGTCGCAGGTGTTTTCTACTAGGTCTCCTAGGCCTGCGATGACTACTGTTCCGATGTTGTGTCCTGCGCGCCGGTGGTCTGCTAGTTGGTCGCAGATTTGTTCTGGTAGTGCTGCGATTGCCCGGATTTGTTCGTTGGTTCCGCCGAAGTCTGCGTTGCCGCATTGCCAGTCGGAGAGTGCTACGACGAATGTTTCGTCGCCTGTTTTGCGTTTCGATTTGGCGGGTTTTTGTTTGCGGGCTTCTATGTAGAGTTGTTCGAGCGATTCGTCTTGTGGTGTGTCGGGTGTTTTGAGGCGGATGTTTGCCCGGTAGCTGAAGCAGAGTGCACTGTAGGTGTCGCCGCCGATTTCGTCTCTTCGCCATCCGTCGTAGGAGCACCATTTGATGGTGTCTCCGACTATTTCGTATCGTTCTGGGTCTAGGCCTCGTTCTTTGAGGAGGTCGTCCCAGTTTTCTGGTGGTTGTTCTAGGGTGGATGTGGTGACTGTCCCTTTGGTTCCTTCCCAGGTTACGCCGGGTTCCCATCCTTTGGGGATGTGTTTGGTTCGTTCTGGTGGTTCTTCTATTTGTTTTGCTTCTAGTGCTTTTAGGTTGTCGGGGAGTTTCATGTGTAGCATCCGCATTTTTGGTTGCGGTGCGTGGTGAGGGTTTCTCTGCCGATGGTTACGTTTTCGGTTCGTAGGGCGTGGTGGATTTTGCGGATTGATACTCGCCCGTCTAGTAGGCGAAGTAGTACTTCACCGCTTTCGGGGTCGATTTTTGCGAATTCGGAGACTTTGCATTCTCCTGGGATTTGTTGTTCGAGTTTGGCGAGTTGTTCAGTTAGCATTGTGGCCTTTCAGGTACCAGTGGGCTAGTAGCATGCCGGTTATTGCTCCGGTTATTTCTGGACCGTATTTTTGTTTGGCTGCCCATCTGATCCCTGTTGAGATGGTTGCTCTATTTTGGCGTGTTGCGAGTGCGTTGTAAAGGCATGCGGTTATTGCGATCGTTGATGCCCCTGCAAGATTTTCGACCAGTGTTCGCCTATCGGTCGCTACCATTGTTTCCTCTGGGGTTCGGGTGGGTGGCTCTTCCAGTGTAGTCTGTATTCCATGCAGGGTAGCGAACCTAACGATTTTATTGGTAGTAGCGAGTGGGTGAACCCGGATCATTTGATGCGCCGCCCGTTGGAAAAAGCTTTGGATGGTGTCGATAATGTTGGGGTTGTGGTGGAGGAAGTTCTTAAAACTTTGGACGAGTACCGCATTATCAGTTATGGGGCACCGGACGCTTTGAAGCTTTTGACCCCTCAGGGTCGGGCTTTGATGCTTTTGATGGAGAACCCTGATTTGACGGTGCGGGAACTTTCGGTGATGTTAGGTGTCGCTGAAAGTAACGCCACTATGGCCATTTCGGCTTTAGTAAAGGCTAATCTCGTAGTAAGAACAAAAGTTGGTGGCCGTAATCAGTACAATTTTTCTTTTGAAGGCCTGTGCAATCACCCTGACGTATCAAGGTTCCTGGCTGCTATCACCCCTGTTGTTTCTGAGGAGCCCCCTGATATCAGCCTGTGAACTCCAGGTTTGTGGCTGTTTGCGCTGGGGCTAGTTGTACTGGCACCTGAGTTGTTGTGGTGGTACCAATAGTGGTACTAGTCGTGGTGCTAGTCGTTGTTGTTGACGCCGTTGTGGTAGTTGTTGTTGTGGGCGGCGGGCAAGGAAACCCCCAATGCTGTTGCGCTGTCGACAGATCAACAGGGAACAACATAGGGCCATGCCACACACCTGTCGGGCTGATCGTCTGAGGAGTCACCCCAGTAACAACATCAAACTGCACAGGGTTACAATCCTTCTTAAACGTAATCTCGGTAACCCCAGCATCCTTAATCGTAAAAGGAACTACTTCAAAAAGTTCTTGAGGCCAAGCAACCCCTCCACCCGGCATCGAATAAATCACAGCAGAAGCTTTAACCGCAGAACACAAAGGCGCAGAAGCCGTAACGGTAATGACAAACGTATCGTCCGAAGAAGAAACCTTATTAGTCAAAGCCAGCAAAGCCGGAAGGCAAAACCCTTGCACAGGGTCAGACTCCTGAACCACAGTGATAAACGAATCCTCTTCAGCCCCCACCGAAAAGTTAACCCCACCAAACATGACGGTAAGAATTGTTAACGTTGCTACTATCTTTTTCATTTAAAACTCTCCTAAATATTATGCGAATTTCGCCAAAAAATTTGTCTGATATCACTACAACTAAAAGCCTAATGGGCGTTTATACAGACCCAACCATACTTATCAAAACTCTCATCCAACACATCCGGCACAAGACCCGATTTCCAAAGAGCATACCCGCAACTCACCTGATCCCGTGACGTCCAATCCAGAACCTCCCGAAACCAAATTTCG